CCAAGTCCATAGCCATACTAATGACAGACCTAGGTCGGTGCTGTCAAGAATCTTTAAGCATTCATTTAGTTTATCTTTATCTTGTGGCTTCATATGCTAACTCCCTTTCATTCCATTCCGCTAATGTCTTGACAGTAAAGTCTTTCCCTAAATTATAACAGTAGAGCACAGCATCCGTCAAAGATTCAGTCTCATATATTGGTATAGACATAGGTATATCTGTTTTATCATAGACCTCAAATGTATCTACTCCTCCAGGTGAGCAAGAGTATTCCATTTCCAGGATTTCTAGACTTGGCTCGTATGACATTATTTTTGCCCTTTCTTTAGTTCTCGGTTATATGCTTCTGCAATTGCAAATGATAAATCATATGTTAGTTGATATACTGCAGTTAAGGCGTCTAGTCTTCCTTCCGCCTCTGTGCGAACCATAGAATCCATTGCTTCTTCGGTCTCTTGTTCTCTTTCGCTGGCCTCTGATAGTTCTTGTTCTGCCATTAGCATTAGATTTTTTAGTTCACCGTGCATTATATCTAATCCACTAACACCTGCATTAACCATTCGTTGCAAATGGGGCGGGAGCCCAATATCTTCTGCATTCATCGTGATGAACACCGAAATACATTACGATAAGTCCAGCCAAGTCGTTTGTCTGATACCTTAGTCATAACATTTTTACAAGTTGTTACTCCAGCATTTGCTGGGGCGGAGGTAATAGGAAGTAGTCCTAATACAACCATTGCTATAATTGCTTTTTTCATTATTCATACCTTTCGTTAGTAGAGTTCATTATATCAGTCGCCACTGACAATAAATGGTCCATACAAGCAATTGCTCCTTGAAGATATTCTTTTGGATATCCCTCATTTGTTACCTCATGGTCCTCAATTGCTTCCATATCTTGGATTAAAGATAACTTATGTAATTTCATATATTCTATAAAATAAGATGACTTAGTCTGTGTGGTCAAAGTAACCCTCCGCCCATAGGCCTTGTAAGAAACTAACAGCCATTTCTAAATCATTCCTTAGTTCTGTCTTATCCATTAAATCGGACGGGGTACGAAGATAAAAAAGCTTTGCGTCATGTACAGCATTAATCATCTTGTTTAGATCGGATTCAGTATAACCTAACATAAGTAATCCTCATCTCCCTCTTTTAGTTCATAGAACTTATTAAACTCATCTTGTATGAATTTATCTCCTGACATTTCTGCAAATTGTTTATCTGCATAATACTGGCCCTCATCTAGATTATTATTAATCCAGTCCTCTAGTAATTGTTCCGCTATATCTTGGTAGACAGCGTCAATTACCATTTGATTTACATCTTCTAAGAAACTAGCCATTTAGTGCCTCTTCCTGTGTGTAGGTTTTCAAAGGTAATAGTACACTATGGGTCTGACATTTTGCCATAGCCTCTTCATCCTGCCAAGAGCCATAATTACATTCTGAACAGAATTCACCGCAGTCATCTTCACAATAAGATAATGTATCAAAAGATTGGCAAGCATAGCAACGGTTCTCCCATTCAGCCAATTCTTTTACTTCACCACGGACAATCTCATATTCCCCACCCCAACCTGTTTCTTCCTCAAACTCTAATGTAAGCAGGCAGTTAGGAACAAGATTACTTAGTTTAGTTAAGATAGTTACAGCAGGTGACCAAGCAGTCTCATACTTATATACAACCCAGTTGTCATCACCTTCTGATTTCTCTTCAAGCAATTCTGTATTTGGATATTCATCACCGTCACGGACGGCTACATCCCATTTAGTTCCCCAGTTAGATGTATTCCACGAATACCAATCTTTTTGGGTCTTAGCAAACTCAACAGATTTGCGGAACCAATCAGGGTCATTCTGAATATCATAGTTGCCACGAGAAGGCTGGCAAGCATACTCTTCATCAGTAATTCCGTCATCTTTATATGAGTGGATATTATGGAAAGAAAAAACGGGATTAGAATAAGACACCTGTTCAATCTTAGTAGGAAATCCCATAGTAGAAATATCACCCATACCAAATGTCTCTTGGGCTAATGTAAAAGGCTTATTCAATCTATCTTTAATCATATCTACCTCAGACTTAGGTCCTTGGATAGTTAATGTGTTATAACACCAATTTGGCATTTTATATCCTTTCGTTGATATGGCTTAATTATATAATGGACCACTGACATTTGTCTAGGCTATATCGTGTGATTCACACCACATTGCCCAGCTTTGTGGTCAAGATCACAGAATTTTCAGGGATTTTATATTGACATCGTAAACAAAATAATATACCCTCAGTCTTTTGCGGGCAAACAAAAAACCCCAGCTTGCGCTGAGGCTTATGTTTTAGGTGTACACCAAACTTAATATATGAATATGGCTGCTGATTTCCAACGAAAGAAATAAACCGCTTTACTTAGCGCCTGGCCCGCAGACTAGTTAGACGCACCACTTCATTTCTGTATTAAAACCAGGACCAAGGTCCTTAGACTAATTATACCATACTCAGTTGAGTAGAATATTTGTCGACAAACGACTCTAGGCTTAGACTAAATACCTCGGTCTGCAGGTCTTCTTGCATTAGAGTAAACGTTTTGTTTTTCCAATCGATAATAGGTACCTTGTGCTCGTTGTCTGCTAACTCATTAACTGTAATGCCCCAACCTGTTTCGCTGGACCACTCATCCGCAATTAAATTAGATATACATATACGTGTTGCATATGCTTCGTCATTCCATCGAGGCTTTGCTGTAAGAACACAGTCTGCTAAATTCTCTAGCATTCTGTGGCCTGCCCAATGACCGTATAGAAATACAACATTCTCATTGGATTGTCTAAATCCAAAGTTTGCTCTGTCTCCCATTTTATTCCGCCTTCGTTAGTTGTTGCTGCTCGTAGTTGAGCAATTGTACCATTTCTTGGGCCCAGTCCACAAGAGACTCGCCCTGTTCATTTTTATGATGTCCGCAGAAGTAAAGAGACATTTCGTATTTCTTTGCTTCCCACATAGCTTGCGCTGCACATTGGTCACACTTAAGCCATTCAGCCATCATAGGTTTCCACCTTCAATCATTTCAGAAAGACGATCAAGGATCCAAGAATCAATGTCAGCGATATCAATCTCTGCTAACTTATCCATAATTTCTTCACGAGCAAACTTATACCCGTCTTGAAACCCGTCTTTGTAATCCATTATTTCTCCTTGTATCCTGTCGCTTCTCTGTCTGACCAGTAAGATTCTTTTAAATTATACTTGTCACGAATACGACTAACTTTCTCAATACTACCAGTTCCAATGTTGAAAGTCAACGGCCCGCATTGTTCAGGGTCTAGCCCTGTGATTTCTGCATCCCAATAGGCTCTCTCCATTGAGAGCCTATCAGGAGCGGTTAACTCAAAGTACATTAGTTCTCACGCACATTACATACTTCTTGGTCATTGATTTCAATGTTACCGTTCTGTGAATCAGCAAAGAGAGCATCTGTAATTTCTGACTCAAGGTCCATATCATAATCATTTTCAAGAATGTTGAAAGAATATGTTCCGCTAACTTCAATAGATGCAGACCATTCAACTTCTTTGATAAGTTCAATACCAAGCGCCTCAGCAATTTCACGTAAGGTATCTTGGTCTTGTGAGTCTGCATATGCCTCGCAGATAATTTCTTTAGCCGCATCAATCTTAGATGAATACATATTTGCTTGCTTCTGTGATTGACGTCCATTGTGTAGAGACCATTCAATGCTAGCAACTTTATCTGTTTCATAAGTTGCATCTGAATAGCCGTGGATAACCTTATATGTTACTAATAGGTTAGCGTTGTAAGACTCAGGGACTGTTACTGTAGGTGTTGTTGTCTCTTCCATTTGTTCCTCTTTCGTTTGGTTAGGGGTTGATTCTACCACACTGGTCTGACACCATACAACTGCTGGGTCTGAACAATTACAGGACGGGTCCTGAAAATGTATCCCCTTAGATACGATCTCAATAGATGCATCACAAGATGTACATACATACCAATATGATTTGAACATGTCGCTATTATAGCGGGTCCCACTGACATTTACAAGAATTTTCAGGGATTTTTTTTGTGATTCGTAACACAAAAATTTTGCCTTTACCTTTGCGGGCGCTTTGCGATCTGTAACGGACTTGAACCGTCGACCTCTACCGTGACAGGGTAGCGCTCTAACCAACTGAGCTAACAGACCAAATGGTGAGCAGTTTTAAATCTTGCTCAGGATTTTTTTTAATTAAAACGCAGAAACTAATTTCTTAATTTTATTTTTTTCTGCTGTAAGAACTGGGTCAAACCCTGATGCGCCAGCCATAAGAGTTTCGCCATTGCCACGCCCTGAACGATAATAATCTAAACGCTCAGTTAGTGCATTGAACGCACCCCACTTTGTGCCTTTGATATTAGCGTTAGTTGGTGAATTATGATAAAGGTCATCAAGAAGAACGACTTTGTTTTCCCACTTCTTGATTGCGCCCTTAGCATCTTTTTCAGGCTTAGGATAGATTGTCTGAATCAACTTAGAGAATTCAGCATCGGTGATTGATTGAGAATAAAGCGCTTTCGCTTCTGCTTCAAATTCATCAAAGTAACCAAGCGCAAGACCAAGAGTCTCACGAGCAACAGCGATGCGACCTTCAACAGATTGCGTGTGGCGAATTTTGAATGATTGCTTTGCATTACGCATTGCAAGGTTCAAAGTGTTTTGGCATACAACACGAACAGGAGTAACAGCAGCCTGAACAGCAACTGAACCATCGTGTGATGTCCATACGATTAGATATAACTTTGTCGCATCATTAGCGCCTTGTGGGTCAAGAACCATTGTGCGAGGAATATCAACAGTGCCGAATACAACTTTGCCCTTCTTAAGAGAACCAGCAGATTCCCAACGGCACTCAGGATTTGCATCGTGAATTGCATCAGCAAATGCGAATAATTCTTCATTCTGCACTGGCTTGTAACGCTTTCCAACAGTTGCAAGAACATCTGTGCCCTTGTTGAATGGGTTATCACGAATGACAAGAGATGCGGTAGAAACATCATTCCAAGATTCTGGAATGTGCTCAGTGATTGGAGATAAACGAACATTCCAATTTGCCAACTTTGCTTCTTCAAGCATTGATTGTGTAGTTACTTCTTCATCTTGTGTGAAGATGCGATTTGCTAGGTTGTGCCAAGCAGGTGCGCCACGAAGAGCGAAAGCAACTTCGCCATTTTCCATTTCTAGATTGTGAGCCATATATTTATTACCTTTCGTTTGATTGTTGATGCAAGTATAACAGGGGGCACTGACATTGTCTAGATTAGTTAGTCATTTGTCCGAATTGATCCGTGTGATTAATCTCACAAAATTTCAGGGTTATCCACAACTAGTCGTAAACCTGTGGAAAACCCCTTACATGTGCGGGCTTCCCGCACCACCAACTGGAGCTAGCAGCGCTAACCCCAGTTGATCGATGCGATTACTTATGAATTTATTTTTGCAACAGTGTCTTCATTTAAAAACATTGCTGTTGTTTTCTTTTTCTTTTGCATATCAAAAACGTAAGCATTTACTTTTCCACTAAAGCGGCGGATGTTAGAAAATACTAACTCAGTTAGGTGCTCTTTATCTACACCTTGCTCTGAATAAATAGTTACATCATTTAATTTGTTTGCGTCATAGATTTCAACTCTAAAGCGAGCCATTGTATTACCTTTGTTAGTAGTTGTCCCCGAAGGGAGAGCAGTTTGGCGACATACTCAGGTCGTTTATTTATTTAGAGATACTTAGCAATTTGCTTCATTGTAGAAGCATTTACTGTTTCCTCATCTGTCATCTTGAGAATTGTGAGAGCATTTGAGATGTCCTCTTTCATTTCACGATAACTGTGCTGATGGATAACCTCAAAATCTTTTTGAGGTTCAGCAGGGAAAGTTCCCTCTTTTGTGATGATGTCAAAATCAACATTGAGAGTGTTGTTCCAAGAGCGATAGTTTGTGCGAAGGTTCTCAGCCTTTGAGAAATTAGCAATAGCCCACTTGCCAATTTCCTTTTTCCACGCTTCTACCGCTTTGGTGTGCTTTGCTTCTTTTGCTTCTTGTGTTGCGTAGTTAGTTTCTAACTCAGCAAGACGAGCCTCTAGTGCCTTGATTACCTTTGGTGTTGCCACCTTTACTGTAATTGCTCTGCTCATTTTGTATTACCTTTCGTTGGTTGGTTGTTGTTGTGAATAGTATAGCAGGGGGGTCTGACAACCCCCCTGCCACCGCCTTATACTAGGCTTGCGTTGCTAACTGTTGTCCAACGAGTTTCTTTCGTTGGCATTTCTAGTAGCACTCTCACCGAGCCAGATGAGTTAGGAATAATCTCTTTGATTACGCCTGTCTTTTTTGACTTTAGGGTGGTGAATAAATCACCGACCTTGTAAGTGTATCCATTTACTGTCATTTTGCTTCCTTTCTGTTTAGGGTTGTATTTTAGCATTGGGGTCTGACATTTGTCTAGCCCTATCTCAGTATTTGAGAATGTTATTGTGTGACCTTAGTCACACTCAGGTAGCCACGCTTCCAAGTGGTGAGCATCAACTATTGCAGACGCAGGGCAGGAAGTCTGTCCTCGCCAAGTGATACCTTCAGGTAAATTGATCTCACGGCTGTATTCCTCATCATAGAATGCATCAATAGCATCTATGCAAGGTTGCACCATTGATACGGGAACGGGTGGGTAATGATTACCCTGTAAGTGATAAGCAAGTCCTGCCTCTAGTGATAGTTCATCTGCAAGTCCTAGTGCTGTTGTGTATCCCATTATGCCACCACCTTTAGAATTGCGTATGAACCGCCTGCATTAATTTCATCTATTGCAGGCTGAATTGCAGGCATTACTAATTCTTTTAGCATTCCTTCTAGCATAGTAATTTGCGCTTCTGTATCTAGTGCAAGAAAACGCTGTGCGATTGGATGTGTTTCGTCAAACTCTGTTACGAATTTGAGAAAGTGTTCTACTTGTGTCATTTGTAGCCTTTCGTTGTTGGTATGAGAGTATTATAGCGTGCTCCACTGACATTACCTAATCCATACTCGGCGTGTCGCAGCTTTTGTGAGATTAATCACAAAATTTCAGGGGTTGTGGATAAACCTCGTAAGCCTGTGGATAAACCCTCACCTATGCGGGCGAGCTGCATATTTATGCGTTACTCTGCATTTTTATTTTTGTGTTTGATCTTTCGTGTGTATTTTTTTTTATTGCGAACAGGTTGCGCCGCATTACTGCGACGCAATTCCTGAATGCGTTTTACTTTATCTTGAAGTGAAGTTAGGAACATTATACCCACTTGCTTCGTGAAATCGTGTTACATCAAATCGCTCATTATCTTTCGCAAACATTTCAGCGAAATCATTTACGACTTTAGAAAAAACAGCGGGGTGAATTTTATTGCTCGCATACTTTAGAATTTCTGCCGTTGCGATGTAATCTTTTCTAGTCATCATTTTACTACGACCCTTCTGCCTTCACGATAAAATAATTTCGTGTAGCATTTTCCGCTAGGTGTGTAAAGATTTACGGTTGAGTATTCATCAGCAAATCCCCAGTCAATGAATTTAGCAAACTCGGTGTGTGCTTCTAATTCATCTGAGTATTCTTTTATAAAGTGTAGCGGTTCGCTATCATTAGCAACAGTTATTTTATACATTAGTTATTTTCTCCATTCAAAAATAGTGAGCCGTCATCTACGCAAGAGCAAGGCTCTACATCATAATTTCTTTCGTCTCCAAAGAATATAAATCCTGCGCCACCGCATTCATCACATTCCGCAGAAATAATTTCTAGGTATCGTTTTACATTAGCCATTTAGGTTTTCCCTTTCGTTTGTTTGAGTTGTAATTGTAGCAGATAGGACTGACAAGGCTTGCGCCTTGCTTGCTTCACGTTGTGCAATCACGTGCTTTTTGAATTCTTCTAGGTTCATTCAAACGCTCCTTCTTCTAGTAGTCCTAATTCGATGTTGAATAATTCATCGGGAGTGGCTTCGGATAAATCTACCCAGCCAGCACCCTCGTTGTCCATTCGGAAAATTTCGATGTATCCCATTATTATTCACCAACCTTTACTGCGATTGTTGCGAATTTATTTCGCAAGCCACCCGCATTTATTTCGATTAGGTAGGCTTCAGTTTTTTCGCCATACCAAATTTCTGGGCGGTGTTCCGCTGAAATAATCTCACCTGAAAAGTGGCGAGAGTTTGAGCGATAAGTTTTTCCTACAAGTAGGTTTTCGATTGTGTATAGTTTGGTAGCCATTGGCAGACCTTCTTTCGTTTGTTGGTTATAGTGGATATTATAGCGGATAGGACTGACAAAGTGTTAATTCTGCAAGGGTTTGTCTCAATATGTGGAGCGTGGGTTATGTGATAAGCGTCACACGGGCTATGTGATAAATCTCACAAAATTCACGGGATTTTATAACTCTTTCGTAACGACACGCCCGACCCCGTGCCTATGCGGGCCAGCTTGACATTGTCAAGCCGACACGCCGTGTTTATTTAATTTTTTCTAGAATCTTTTCTAATTCTTTTAGTTGTTCTAGATTTAGGTGATCTAGTTGAATTGCTTTTTCAAATCCGAATAAATCGCTCATTAGTTTAACCCGTTTTCTTTTAGGTCTTTTATTACGGCGATTAGTAGCGGGATAGTTACGCCCGCTAGTAGTAATTGGACGGCGGTAGTAAGTAGGCGATTAGTAGTCATTACTTATTCTTCTTTCTTTTATAAATCTTATAAGCGATTAGTGCTAGGGCGGTGATAATAATAGTGTGCCAAGGTAGATAGATAGACCCTAAGAAACTATCTAACTCAAATCCGTATTCGCTTGTTATGTATAAATCAAATCCGTTAGGTATCATTACGCCACCCATTCCATATCTGCTAATAGTGCATCTACTTGCTCATCTGTTAGGTCTGTATCCTCTAACTCTTCTTCATCTTGCTCTACCTCTTCATCTAGGTAGGCGTATTGGTCTGCGACATCTTCTTGGATAGTTTCCCATTTAGATACGCTGTTAGTGCGTGTGTTGTATGCGTATGACATTAGTTCTGTTCTACCTTTCTCATATGGGCTACTACGCCCTTAGAAACCTTTTGTAGGTCTGCCACTACCTTATTCATTTCATCTGCTGATGAAGCCTTGAAATCAACGCCTAGTAGTTGAGCGCCGTCCCATAGTGAGTATGTGATTGTCATTTTATTTTCTATCCTTTTCGTTAGTTGGTTATTTGGTTGAGAGCGATTATTTGCTAGGCTCACCTTTCGGATTATTTGCTAGGCTCACGCTCTAATTCTTTATTTAATTTGTATGTCGTAAGACTATCACGACCTACTGACATTTAGCCTCATTTAGGGCTAGTGTCGTGTGTGAGTTACCTCACACCTACTAGGTTATGCTCGGCGTAGTTACCGCCACACATTACGCATAGGGAGTATGCGGTTACTCTACCGCAACCTGCTGAGCAGGATACATAGCCAAGACGCTTAGCGTCTGACTCTACTAGGTAGTCATTACGACTTTCCCAAATTCTGTTAGTCATTTTAGACCTAACCTTTCTTAGTAAGACTTTCTTACTTTCTTTATACCTTAATCATAGCAAGGGGGGCTGACATTTATACCCCTATTCTCGGGCGTGTCTAAATAAATCTTAGAATAATCGTGTGATCTCCACCACAATCACGCTCATTATGGGCGGTCTATCCATTTTGTCCGATTTTGATTTATATGTGTATCGTGCAAATTAAAAATTTATTAACATTTTTTAAAATCTGAACTGCTGGTCAACTAAAAATAAATGGTAAAATTATAATATGAAAAATTATTTAACTGAGGATAACCGTGTTTGGGAAATAGAAAATTTTCTTTCTGAAGAAGAGCTATTGAAATTTGATGACCATATAAAGCAAACAGAATGGGTTACTCAGGAAAGATGGACAAACCCTACGTATTTTAATAACACCTCTGTGTTTCCAGATATTAAGTTTATAGAAAATAGGGCTAACAAATTAACTGATCACAAATATATATGGAGTGGTTTTGGTATTATAATGCGAATCCAACCTGGCATGAAACTAAACCCACATGTTGATAACTACAATAGGCCAAATTTTATAAAACATGATTGTCTTTCAGCTACCATTTATTTAAACGATGATTTTGAAGGTGGAGAGCTTTACTATTTAAATCTAAATATTAAATATAAACCCAAGCGTGGCTCCATAGTTTTTCATCCAGGATTTGAAGATCTTTACATGCATGGTGTGAAAGAAGTTATTGGTTCAAGCAGACACGCATTAGGATTAGTTGGAATAAGCTTGACACCGAAAATATAAATAGTATAATTTTATAGGGGGGTCGGGGGGTCAGTAAATCAATAATATTTAAATATATTATATATAAGACCTAAGACCTAAGATCAAGTGATACTTGGAATGGTACAATAAAAGTATGAAAACTGTACACCTTATTGGTGATTGTCATTCAACTAGAATCTGGGAACACTGGAATCCTGAAACATGTCCCGTAGACTTTAAAGTATGGGGTGTAGCTGGAATGACAGCTTACGCATTTGATCCAGTAAAATTTGAAGAAGAAAAATATGAATCAAGCGGCATAGAAAGCCAAAGCGACTACCTTGATATGCCAAGAGAATACTGGGTAAAACCATTCAATGAATTTAAATCCCCAGACCTGGTACTAGTTTGGCTAGGATATGTCGATATTAGACAATGGCTTCCAAAGCATAAGAATACTGAAGAGGTTGTTATAAAGTGTCTTGATCGTATACGTGAGTATTATAAGGATTCTGTTATACAGCTTATTGAACCCCTCCCACAATTCACTGAAATGCTTTTAAAGTACGAGGGCATATCTCCAAGCTACACATACGATGAAAGACAAAGCATCAACAAAATTTTTATAGACACTCTAAATAAATATGTTATTCAGCATAGAATGCCTTCTCCAATTACCCAAGATGACATTAAAAAAGCAGTTGGACTTAAAGAGTTTACACCTGAAGATTGTGCAACATGGGCACCTCATCCACAAGATTCACTAAAAAGAGAATATTGGGCAAAAATTTATAATTTGTTTATGGAAAAGTCTTTAAAATCATTCTTTAGGATAATTTCACCAGCTGGCTCTGGAAACACATTTGCTATAAATTTATTGAGAGAGTATGTTAAAGACTCCGAGCATGTTAATAGCTATCATGACTATGATTTTTTTGATAACAAAATGCACAATGTAGCTTTGTTAAGAAACCCGTATGATTCAATTGCATCTAGTGTAGAGCTTAGCCTTGAATTTATTGATAAAAATCAAATTAAATATAACTTAAAAAATGCCTTAGAAACAAGAATTGAAAAATCAATAAAAGATTACGAATGGTTTTTAAACACATTAAATAAAGAAAAAAATTCATACATTATGATATATTCATTTGATTCTTTAACAAAAGATCCAGAAGAATTTTTAATTAAATTTTCTAATACGTTTAATTTAAATTTAAAAAAATTTAATAAAGAATTATTATCAAAAACCATTTTACAAAAAATGAAAAATCTTGAAATTGAATCAGTTAGAACTCCAAGAGATATAAGTAAAATGAGGTCCATTATAAACAAGGCTGTTTTATATAGCGAGCCCATGAAAGACTTATTTGCTAAATATCAAAAACAATTAGAAAGGGAGAACATAAATGGTAATGCAAGAGCCTCAATTTGATGAGACAGTAGGAAAAACTATTAAGGTAATAGCACCTATGGGTTCTGGATGCGTTTTATTTTCTAAACTTTTGCTTCATGTTTGTGACGACATTAGCATAACGTCTGGGCAGGGCATAAAAGACGAATGGTTTGGCAATAATTGGCCAGAAATGATGGATCAAGAAGATCCTTTTGTTTATATATTAAGAGATCCAGTAGATTCAGTAACTCAAAATGTAAAAATTTTTATGAAGTTTAAAGAAGGATATGACAAGCTATTTCAAGAAGAAGATCATCTACAAACTTCAATTTCTATTGCATTAGGAAAATATGAAATGCTTTTTACTAAATCAAAAGAAAAAGAAAATATTTTTAAAATTACCTATGAGTCAATGTTTACAAATCCAAACCAAACTATTAAGAATTTTGTAAACTTTTTTAATTTGGAGCTAAATGATAAATATTCTGACTCTATTACAATAAAAGATATTTATCCAAAAATAGCAGGAACACATCTTTCATTTTGGATACCAGACAATCACACCTCTGCATTTACTGAAATTGAAGATAAAGTTCGTAACAACGAAGCAGTAAAAGAAATGCAAAAAAAATATTTTGAGTACAAAAAGGAGATAGAGGCTTGCTAATTATAAACTCTAGTCCTGGATCAGGAAATACTTATTGCAGTGTACTATTGGAAGAAACTTTGGGCTATTGGGTTGAAGTATTTCATCGTCCAGATGCGTTAAACGAAAAAAGAAATCAAATTACTTTGTTTAAAAACCCATACGATTCAATATTATCTGCTTTAGAAAAACATTTTCAAGACGTACACCCATCTCTTCAGCCATTTGATATAAACAATGAAGATGAGGTCAGACATAATATAAAAAACTACGTTAGGCTTTACAACATATATCTTGATGACTATAAAAAAGATCATATTTATCCTGTAACCTATGAATATTTAAGAAATGACCCAATTGATTTTGTTACATCTGTTGCAAACTTTTTTAATTTAGAAATAGCTAATAAAAACATTAGTGAAGCTAAGGTTTTACAAATAATTGACGAAAAGCGTCTTCGTTTAGAACATATAAGAAAAAGATTAATTCCTGTAAAAGAAAAAGAATCTTTAAAAAAATTTTTAACATCAAATGATTCTTTAAAACAAGTTTACGAAAGATATAATGAGCATAAGGAATTTTTTATAAATGTCAATACTAATTAATTCTCCAGAGGGATCTGGAAATAGTTTTGCAAAAGCAGCTTTGTACAATATAGGATGCTCAGCAAGCCTTAAGCATAATTATAAACTTTTAAATTCTGGAGAAGATAATATTTTTATATTAAGAAGTCCTTATGACTGCATTTTATCGGCTATGGAGTTACCATTTTTAAATGACAAAAGCAGGGAAGGAAAAGTTGATTTAAGTCATCCACAAACAAACGAAGAGATAGATAGGCACATCAAGCAATACTTAAACTATTTAGATAATTATAATAATGAAAAAGTTTATGCTTTAACATTTGAATTTTTAACCAGTAATCCTAAAAAATTTGTACAAAACGTTGTATCAAAATTTGAAACAAAAGTTTATAAAAGTAATTTTGATTTTATTACAGAAGAATCTGTTATAAAAACATTAATAAAGAAGAATCCAAATAGAGCGCCAATTAGAGATGATAATCCAAGAAAAAAAATAAATCTTAGAAGTGAAATAAAAGAATATTTAAATGAAGATAAAAGAATGAAAGATTTGTTTCCTATTTATATAGAACATAAGAATATATTGCAGTCAACTGAAATATAGGGTATACTATAAACATGAAATGTGATTTTTGCGAAAACCCAAAGTATGTAGAGCGTCTTAACGCTAAAGGCATACTTGAAAATTTTTGCACAAAGTGCATAGAAAAAGTTGTTCTGCAAACAAAGGGCGGGAAATGAAATTAATGCTTAAGATCGGGATTGTAGTAGTCCTAGTTAATATATGTGGGTTAATCCTACAACTATATATAAACTAGGGGATATAGCTTAATCTGGTTAAAGCACTTGTCTTATATACAATAGATTCTGGGTTCAAATCCCAGTGTCCCTACAAAGGAGTAGAATATGAATAACAACGTAATAGTACCTGATGAATGGCCAAAACATAAAAAAATTAAATTTCTTGGCATAACAGTATTATTTGTAGTAATATTATTATTAATCTCAGTCAACTAGGATATATATGAAGAAGTTATGGGCAGGAATAAGTGGCATTGCGATAGCAATCCTTTCAGGAGTTGCATTGTCTAAATTTTTAAAATGGGCGGGACAAGAAGAAATCTTTGATTTCGACCTAGATGAAGATATAGATAATGAAAACTTCTAAACTATATCGGTCAATACTCTGGCTATCTTGGATTCTTATTGGAATATACTACGCAATACTCCTAATATGGTAAATAAGGACGAATCGGACAATCTAGCGAAATATCTAGCCGATGTGAGATATAGAGAAAACAATTACTTTGAAGCTAACAATCTGATGGCTAGCTCTTCGCTAGAATGGGTCATAGAAGTCCTACAAGGGCGTTTAGCCAAATGTTTGAATGCAAGTTCAGGGGTATGTGACATATGGTACATAGAAAGCCATTCTGACTGTTTACTGTTAATGGATCTATTGTACCAATTTAGTCGAGATGAGAAATATAATGTTAAATAGGTTCTTCTACCGCCGCCGCACTTCAATTTTTTCACTTTTGCACTATTTGTCCAATATATACACGAATGGTAGAATTTAATAATGAGTAAACCAAATATTGTTATTGTAGGTGGCGGCACCGCAGGCTGGCTATCTGCTCTATTTGCTAAAAAGAGATATCCAGAAGCCAACGTAACTGTAATAGAAAGCACCGAAATTGGAATCATAGGTGCGGGCGAAGGAACAGTGCCTATGGTTGTTACCCTTTTTGAACAGCTAGGCATCAGTTTAAAAGATTTAATTGCAAATACAAAATCTACTATTAAAAATGGTATAAAGTTTACTAACTGGTCAGAAGATGGCGGAAGCTATTTCCATGGGTTTACTTTTTATCCTGAAACTGCTGAAGATCTTAAATCTATTGATTTTGAAAATAAAGATTTTCCAAACTCAAGGCTATTTGCCTATGGCAAAAAAATAAATGATGAAGATTTTTGTTTTTTTACAATGATATCTGATCAAAACAAAATCCCATACACAGAAGAAGAAGGTAGATACAAAAAGCATGGATCTCATGCCTTGCATTTTGATGCAAGAGTGCTAGCTAAATTTCTAAAAGAAAAAAGCTTAGAGAGAGGAATCATTCATATTGATTCTAAAGTTGTTGATTCAGAAATATCAGGAAATAGCGTAGTATCAGTTACACTAGAAGATACAACAACTATAAATACCGATTTTGTAGTAGATGCCACAGGATTTGCAAGGTACTTTATTGGAAATTCTTTGGGTGGAAAGTGGATAAGTTATTCAGACAATTTACCAGCAGATTCCGCACAAGCATTTTTTTTAAAGATTGAAAACAAAGAAGAGATAGAGCCATACACAGAATCTACCGCAAGAGATTACGGTTGGGTTTGGAAAATTCCACTTCAACACAGGTACGGATGTGGCTACGTATATGATTCAAGGCTGGTATCTAATGAAGATATAAGAAAAGAAATTGTTGAAAAGTATGGAGATGTTGAATTTATAAAGCAGTTTAAATTCGAACCTGGAGCTTTTGAAGATATCTGGATTGGCAACTGCATTGCCGTTGGTCTATCAGCAGGATTTGTAGAGCCACTAGAAGCTACATCATTGCAGCAAACTGCAACAACACTAAACAGAGTGTTTCATGAAGACGTAGAAGCGCTAAGCCCTGGCGACTACAGAGGGCATATAAATAGAAAATGCTTTAAAGATTCTGAAGCAATAAAAGATTTTATATATTTACACTACATGACAAACAAAACAAATAACGATTTTTGGAAAAACTTTACATTAAATAATAAAATGCCAGATTCTTTAAAAGAAACGTATAAAAAAATTATTGATGTTGATGAAATAAAAATCTACGATCTTTTATGGCCAGAGTACAGCTATTATATTGTTGCTAAAGGCAATGGAATAATGGATGAAAATAACTTATCTAATTTTTCAAAAAAATACGAAAAATTTAATCAAGAAATACAAGAAAATTTTGAAGTAGAAAAGGCTTTGTCTAAAAAATCTATAAAGCACTATGACTTTTTAAAATTAAACGGAGGCTTCAATGAGTAATATAAAATATGTTTTATCAAAGATGAAAAGCAAGTCATACTGGAATAAAGTTAATACTATAGAGTTTATATCGTTTATGACAAAGGTCACTATTATTGTCCCAGGCCTTCTTTTTGGGATGCAATGGTGGTGGCTTTATATTTTTGCATTAGTATCTAGCATGTCTTTAATATGGACATCAACAAGAAAGACTTTGCCAACAATTATTATATTTAATGTAATTTGGTGTTGCTTAGCTACTGCGGCGATTATTAAACACTTTATTTTTTAAATCTTTTAGCTTGTTATAAATATAATTTATTCTTTGTTCGATTTTTTGTTCAATTTTTCCAGCACGACTTTCATATTTATAATAATCTGTTTGAAAATATGGACTACGCATCATTTTGCTAAAATGGTCCCTAGGCATACTAGTGCTCTTTAAACTCCGACATAAATTTTTCAGCAAGGTCTACACCCTCTAAACCAGATTGCTGCATTTCTTGTATGCGCTCTGGAGTAAACATAGGGTTTACTTTTAAAGGCTTAATCCAAATATCAATTTCTTCTTCAGTGCGATTACCAATTTGTTTGTAGTACTCTTCTGTTTTGTAATTATAGAAAGTTCCTGGGTTATCTTCAGCTTTTAAAGAAAAATTAGAAAAAGCAAATCTAATACCAGACTCGACTTCTCTAACACCGTGGCTGTATGGATCAAATGCACTGTGTATGATTAAATCGCCTCTTTCAGGCTGGTACTCAAAGCAACCTTCAAATCTATTTCCTTCTTCTTTTAATGTTCCGTCGACATTAACGTCTGGATAATAAATTGCTCCTCCAGTAAAATGTCCAAAATATGCAACAAGACCGTAATCGATTAGACAGCATGTTGCGTACTTGTCATCTTGAGAAAGTCTGTGGCATTGTCCTTTTCCAGGACTATCTGAGTGGCAAAACATTCCGCCATCTCCAGGTCTAACATTTAATATTGATTGAGACGGATGTATAACATAGTGTGGGTGTAATATTTCACTTACAAGCTCCCAAAATTCTAAAAGACGTGTAGGTCTAGGAGAAACCTTATCTACATACCAGCTTATTAAACTCTTGTCGTATTTATTTTTATCTCTGTCGTCTTTTTCTAAAAGTTCTTTTTCAAGATCAAGCATAAGATCTTCAGGTATAAAGTTTTTAAACAGAAATATGCCGCTAGGTGTGCCATATGCATCCACGTAACTCGATAATTTTATACAATCTGGTCGGTCATAGAAATACATTTTTTCCCCCATTGCAATATGATTAATTGTATCACGAAATTAATATTAAAAACCCCTAGCTGGAGGCGGATCCAACTAGGGGTGTACAGGGAGCATAACTCAACCTGAATTTAAAGTATATTATATCTTTTAGGTAAAGTCAATTATTTTCTTCAGAGGGTTTAAATGAAGGAACAGGCCCTAAGAGATAGCCTTCTTCGTGATACTTAATCATTTTTTCAGTATCTTCATTTCCAACAACCTTATTAGAAATTAAAGAAAGCAAATCATAGATTCTATGCAACATTATGTATGTAACCATAGGCAGGTTGTCCTCTAAGTCAGAGGACTCATTTTTATTCTGGTCTTCCTGCATCTTGCCAAAAAATTTCTCTACCCATTGCATCAGTTTCTTTAATTTGAACTGATTCGTTTTCTATTTTGCAAATACAATTTCCATTACACATTTATATTCTCCTCAACACCTTTTACTATTTTATCATATGTTGACTTTCCAATATTATTTTTATATTTACACTCTAAGCAATATAAATAAATATTTTCTTCTAAATCTTGATTACAAAAAAGAATGGATTGGTCTACTGGGCATAAAAGCTTTTCAACCAATCCTTCTTCTGACATGGAGATGTAAGTTGATACGTATTGTATCCTCATCCCATCTCCTTTACTTTGTCGGAAATTTTAAATAAAATTCCTTAGCTCTTGGGGTTATCCCCTTCCAAGCTGACCAATCTTGACCGCCATTGGTCATATAATACGTTATCTCTGCGTTTGTTACTGGGTCGAATAACTCCTTGTTACTCTGTAGATCAAATTTCTCAAGTCTTTCTAGACCAAGATTTCCAATCATGTTTATTTGAAATAGTCCGTAAGAACTATCTCCTGTATTCTTATTCCCGTTATATGCAAGCGGTCTTCCATTAGATTCACGCTTTGCTATTGACCAAGCTTTTTTAAGGCTTAGTCCTTCGAATCCTACAGTCTCAAGTAGTAAAACTAGCTTTTCGTCTGTAAGCATCTCAGATGGCTTGTAAATCTCTTTACTAAAACTATCTAAGACTTCTTGCTTTAATTGGGCTTCAGTTTTCACTAAAGGCTTTACAGTCAAAGCGCTAGCTTGTGTGTTAGAAAACAAAAACAGTGTTGTCACTGCTATTATCGTCCAGTCACGAACTAAATCGCTAAACTGTTGTTTTATATTCTCCATTGGCATTTCCTCCTATAGAGATAACGAACTCTAAGAATAGCATTAAATGCAAACAAGTGTCAAGTTAGTTGACTAAAACAGCATCTCACATAATGATATATAAAAAAATATTTTTTAAGCATAGACCATTAAATAAAAGTTTGATACACTTAGAACTTCACAAATAAATTACACCGCAAGGCGGAGAAAAGGTCGTATATAAATGTCACAAACTATTGCAAACCCTTATGAAAACTTTATTGCTTTATCTAGATATGCAAAATGGGTAGAATCAGAAGGTCGTAGAGAAACTTGGGGAGAAACAGTAGATCGATATTTTGACTTTATGTTAAGCCATTTAAATAAAAACTATAATTATATTCCAGATGAAAAGCTTGTAGCGGAATTAAAAAATGGTGTATTTAAAAGAAACGTCATGCCGTCTATGCGCTCCGTTATGACTTCAGGAGCAGCTTTAGAAAGAGACAATGTTGCAGGATATAACTGCTCTTTTGTTCCAGTTGATTCACCTCGTTCATTTGATGAAACAATGTATATCCTTATGTGCGGCACAGGAGTAGGATTTTCTGTTGAGTATAAGTACATCAACAAACTCCCTTCCGTTCCAGAAACTTTTGAAAAGTCTTCAACTGTAATTACTGTAGAAGATTCTAAACAAGGATGGGCAAAGTCTTATCGTGAGCTACTTGCACTTCTTTGGACAGGACAAATTCCAGCAATTGATGTATCTAAAGTTCGTCCTGCAGGAGCAAGACTTAAGACTATGGGTGGAAGATCTTCTGGGCCACAACCACTTGTAAACCTTTTTGATTTTACTATTGCAAAGTTTAAGAATGCAGCAGGACGCCAGTTAAAGCCTATTGAGGCACACGATATTATGTGCAAGATTGGTGAAGTTGTAGTTGTTGGAGGAGTTCGTCGCTCAGCAATGATTTCTCTTTCTAATATTAATGACATTGAAATGGCAGCAGCAAAATCTGGTAATTGGTGGGAAAATAATACACAACGTGCACTATCTAATAACTCTGTTGCGTACTCACGCAAGCCAGACATGGAGCAGTTTATTTCAGAATGGAAATCCTTGTATGATTCAAAATCAGGAGAAAGAGGCATATACAATGTGGCCGCAGCTCAGGCCCAAGCAGCCAAGTATGGTAAAAGAGATCCAGATATTCACTATGGAACTAACCCATGCTCAGAAATTATTCTACGTCCTTATCAGTTTTGTAACCTTTCAGAAGTCGTATTACGTGAGCAAGATACAAAAGAGGATATTGCAAATAAAGTAAAGCTTGCAACAATACTTGGAACCTGGCAATCTACACTGACAGACTTTAAATATCTTAGAAAAATTTGGAAAGACAATACAGAAGAAGAAAGACTGCTTGGTGTTTCTCTAACTGGACAGTTTGGACATAAGTTCATGTCTGGAAAACAAGACATAGTTGCTTTAGAAGCTTATCTTATGTCTTTAAGAGAGTATGCTCGTGAAATGAATAAAGAAGAGGCTGGAAAAATTGGGATTTCTGAGTCTGCAGCTATCACATGCGTGAAGCCTTCTGGAACTGTGTCCCAGTTAGTCGGAGTGTCTTCAGGAATGCATGCATGGCATTCTCCGTATTATATTAGAACAGTTCGTGGTTCAAAAGGAGATCCAATTTCGGTATTCCTTAAAGAAGTGGGAATCCCCGTAGAAGATGATGTAATGAAGCCAAACGATACATACGTTTTTTCATTTCCAATAAAGGCGCCAGAAGGTGCAATTGTTAGAAATGATCTAACCGCTATCGAACACTTAAACATTTGGTTGGTTTATCAACGTGCATGGTGTGAGCATAAGCCATCAATTACAGTTTCTGTAAAAGAAGATGAATGGATGGAAGTTGGTGCATGGGTATATAAGCATTTTGACGAAGTCTCTGGAATTTCATTTTTGCCGCATTCAGATCATACTTATAAGCAGGCTCCTTATCAAGAGGTAACAAAAGAAGAATATGAGTCGCTTGTTGCAAATATGCCAGAAAATATTAGATGGGAAGATTTATCTTTCTATGAAACAGAAGATGGAACGTCTATAAATGCCACTCTTGCATGCAGCTCAGATGGAAATTGTGAGCTTGTAGATATTTCAGCATAGTGGTAGAATTATGGTATTGGGTAAAACCAAAATTCATGGGCATCCCGCCCACGAGGAGATGACAAAATGGCTAAATTTGCAAAAGCAGATTTAAACAAAGATGGAAAGGTAACAATGCAAGAACAGATTCTAGCAGCGTTAGCAAGCTACGGAAGAGCATTTCTTTCAGCAGCGCTAGCCTTATACATGACAGGAAATACAAATCCTAAAGATTTACTACTTGGTGGCATCGCAGCCGTTGCACCCGTAATCTTGAAGGCGCTCAACCCAAATGATAAGAGTTTTGGGTTTACTAATAAAGCATAATAATTAGTCAATTAAGAATACTCCTGTGCTAAAATTGGTACAGGAGTATTCCTATTTAGGAGACTATGGCAAATGGCAGGACAAAAGAACTTTGAAGTAGATCAAAATGCAACATTTAGCTTTATACTAGAATATAAAGATGATAATGACAACGCAATTGATTTAACTGGTGCATCTGCAAAGATGCAGATTCGTGATACAAAAGGTGGCTCTAAGTTAGCCGTCACCCTAACATCACCATCTGGTGGAATTACTATTAATGGTCCAACTGGGACACTAAATATTAAAATGACTCCAACCCAAACAAATAAACTCTTTTATCCTAAATCATCTTATGATGTAATGGTTGTCGATTCTAATGGGAATAAGATAAAACTCCTTGAGGGCTTTATGACGCTCAATAGATCGGTAACCATCTAATGACCGAATCAGTAATAGTTAAAGAAACTAAAAATGAAGTAATTATAAAAACCCCTGGACCGCAAGGACCTAGGGGTAAAACCATTTTAAATGGGACAGGAAACCCTTCAAATAATTTTGGTCTCGAAGGAGATTTTTATTATGATGTTTCTATGTCAAAGTTGTGGGGACCTAAAAGAACAGACGCATCCTGGGAAAACGCAACAATAATTGCTTTAACATCTAACACTCTTACTTATTCTTGGGAAATGGCTCAAGTTACTGGACCAGTTCAAGGTATATACTTAGTGGTGATAAATCATAACTTAGGATACAATCCAAACGTAACAATAAAGTCAAGCGCAGGGGATATACTTGAAACAGGTATAGACTATAACAACATAAACAAAATTACACTGACTATGGCACAGCCATTTTCAGGGACAGCATATCTGTCATAAGGGGGAAAGAAAATGGCAAAAAAGTTTTTAGTTAGTATTGATCTCAATAAGAATGAGTTACTCAATGCTAGAATTCAAAATTTAGGATCAGCACCATCAAATCCAGTATCAGGTCAGGTCTACTACAATACTGGCGATAACATCATGTACTTCTGGAATGGCACAGAATGGATTTCTACATCTGGCTCTCTAGAGGTTATTCAAGACGCTATTGGCGCATACGTAGAAGGCGGAGTAGGCCTTACAAGATCATACAATGACACTACAGGCGTAACAACAATAGATTTAGACAATACAGCTGTTACAGCAGGAACATACGGTTCAATTACCAAGGTTCCAACATTTACTGTTGACCAGCAAGGACGTCTAACAGCTGCTAGTGAGGCAAACCTAGTTATTCCACTAGACTCACAAACAACAGGCGATTACGTAGCAACAATTATTGGAACAGCTAACGAGGTAACAGTATCTCCAAATAGCGGTCACAATGCTGCAGTCACAATTGGCTTGCCAGACAATGTTGAAATTACTGGTAATTTACAAATTGGTGGAAACCTAAATGTTATTGGAACTGTCAACTCTGTAAACACTACACAGATTAACATTCAAGATAATAAAGTTAATCTTAATTCAGGATTTACAGGAAACCCAGTAGCAGATGCTGGAATCAGAGTTGAGCGTGGAGACAAGCAGGATGTCGAAATCTTGTGGAAAGAGTCTTCAGAAAAATGGCAATTAACAAATGATGGCCTAAACTATCACTCAATTGCTAGAAAATATGTAGAGGTTCTTGGAAGTCCATCTACAACTTATAATTTAATACACAATTTAAAAACATCTGAGGTTACAGTTCAGGTTTTTCAGTCTGCCAGTCCTTTTGCTCAAGTTGAAGCAGATGTTAACTTAACAAATGAAAATACAGTAACAATTAATTTTGCTGTTGCACCAACAGCAGGAGAATACAAGGTTGTGATTGTAGGCTAAAATGTCACGAAAAATGAAGGTGTTATTAAATTTACTTACACTGGTAACAGACCCAGAGGTAGGGCAAGAAGGTGATGTTTACTTTAACGTAACCTCTAAAAATTTAAGAATATTTAATGGTTTTGAATGGATTGAGCTTACACCCCCAAGTACAGATCCTACACCATTTTATAGACACACTCATGCTTATGATGGAGAAGTAGCAACAATTGATATGCAGAATCCAATAACATTTTTAGAGTATAATGAGATAGAGTCTGCAGCAGTAATTCTTCCAGAAGTTGTTGGAATGGATGGAGGAGGCCCAGTGGAAACAAATGTTAATCCGTCATGGGAAACCTTAACGCTATTTGATGGCGGCACAGAGCAAGAAGTTTTAGAGAATGAGAATCTAATAGATGGAGGAGGATCCGAAAACATCGTAGGAGGAGATATCCTAGATGGTGGAGGATCACACGAATAATGGCAACTAGAATTCAATTAAGAAGAGATACAGCACAGAACTGGTCTTTAAACAATCCTATACTTTTATCAGGAGAAATGGGAATTGAAACAGACACACTAAAAATAAAAATAGGTAACGGTTCAAGATGGAACTCTATTTCAACTTATGCATTTAAAGTTGGTCAAGCCAACGGAGTTGCAACACTAGACTCAACAGGCAAAATTCCAGCATCTCAAATTCCTACAAATATCAACATATCAGAATTAATTGATTCTCTTACAACTTCAGATATTGAAGAAGGATCAAATTTATATTTTACAAATTCTAGAGCAGTATCAGCAAACGCTTCTGCAATTACAAATGCAATTGCAACAGAGGTTACAAATAGAAATGCTGCTATTGCTACTGCAAAGACTGAAGCCATTACCGCTGCATCAACAGATGCTACTACAAAATCTAATTCAGTACAAACAGCAGCAGCTTCAGATGCTACAGTAAAAGCAAATGCTGCAAAAAATGAAGCAATTGCAGCATCTTCAATTGATGCTACTACAAAGGTTAATTCTGCCCTATCAACAGTTGCATCTAATTTGAATTCAGCAATTTCAGCAGAAGCTTCAAATAGAAACTCAGCAATTTCAACAGCAGTTTCAGGAGCAATAAATACTCTTACAACAAGTAATATTACTGAAGGAACAAATAAATATTTTACAGATGCTCGTGCAAAAGCAGCAGTAGCTTCTGATATTGCTAATGCAATTGATGCAATTCAATATGATGCAGGCATAACCGATCTTGCTTCATTTACAACATCTAATTTGGCAGAAGGCGCAAACCTTTACTTTACAAATGCAAGAGCAATTTCTGCAACAAATAATAAGTTTAATGATATTTTAATAGCAATCAATACAGCAACAGATGATTTGTCTTTGACAATTTCAAATGACTATTTATCTAAGTCTGAAGCTGCCAGCACATATGTAACATCACAAACTTTATCTAATACAGTTTCAGATTATGTTTTAGAATCAGATAGAAACCAACAAGGTGGATTTGCAGGTCTTGATAATACAACTCACATATTAGATTCAATAATTCCAATAACAATTGCTAGAGTATCTTCTCCTACATTTACAGGAACAGTAAATGCATCAAATCTAACTATTACAGGAAACCTAACAGTATCTGGAACAACAACAACAGTTAATTCTGAAAATTTATCAGTAAATGATCCACTAATAAAACTTTCACAAAATCAATATACCGCAGATGTTGTGGACATTGGTATTTATGGTTCATATGGAGCTTCTGGCAATAATGCAGGAAATCACCCACACACTGGGCTTGTCCGTGATGCATCAGATAAAAAATGGAAGCTAATATCTGGAGCAGCAGAGGCAATATCAAATGAAATAAATTTTGCATCAGTAGTTTATGATACATTAAAAGTTGGAGGCCTTGAAGTTGGGTCAGTTACCAATACAGAAATTGGATATTTAAGTGGAGTAACAAGCTCAATACAGTCTCAGATATCTTCTAAGGCCCCTGTAGCATCACCAACATTTACTGGAACAGTTTCTGGTATTACAAAGTCTATGGTTGGACTTGGAAATGTTGATAATACAACAGATGCAAACAAACCAATATCTTCTGCTACACAAGCTGCATTGAATGCTAAATTAACATCAGCTCAAGCAGATTTAAAGTATGCAACAATTGAAAATCCTTCATTTATTGGAATAATGGATTTTTCTCAACTAACAGTAACTGGACTTGAACTAGGGGATCCACTTCCTGCACAAGCTGGCAACTCTGGAAAATATTTAACAACAAACGGATCTGTAGCCGCATGGTCAACAATAAATCTTTCTGATTATCTTTCTAAAACAGAGGCCTCTTCAGATTATTTAAAAAAATCAGATGCAGCCAATGCTTATCAGTCTAAGATTACATACGGAACAAGCCAAACACCAACAACTGCTGGCGTGGCTGGCGATATTTACATACAGTACTAGGAGGAACAAATGCCATTTAAAATTTTTGACGGCTCCTCTTGGAATCAATTCAAAAATATAAAAATTAACGACGGCACCTCTTGGCAACCGTATAAAAAAGCATTTGTTCATAATGGTACAGAGTGGAAAGAAATAGTTGCACCAATACCAGTAAATACAGCATTACCAGAGCTTTCATGGTCAACAGGCATACCTAACATTGTTAATCAAAATGTATCTGTATCAAACGGATCTTGGACAAACTCTCCTATATCATATAAATATCAATGGCAAAGCGGTTACTATGCAGTATCTGGATCATTAATATGGGAAGACATAGCGGGAGCAACTTCTAGCTCATATTCAATTACTTCAGATGAAATATGCATGTTTATGGTCGGAAGATTAATAAGATGCTCTGTTATAGCCATAAACAATGCAGGAGAAAGTTTGCCTTCTTACGGATCAATGTTTCAAACAATTATTGCTCCAGAAACAATGACATCTCTTTCTGCATCTGTTTCAGAAAATGGAGTAGTACAACTTTCATGGAGCAGATCAAAAGGTGCAAATGGCTATTACCTTCAATATCAAGGCCCAGAAGTTGCATTTACACAAATGGATTTAGGTGATGTAACATCTTACACCATAAACACTGGACTAGCTTCTGGGACACTTGGAATATTAGTTGCTCCAATAAATACAACTAGCCCGTGGAAAGCATATTCTAACTCAAATGTTCAAGGTCAAGGAATGAATGCTGTTATATATGACCTTAAACCACTTAAGCCAAGAGTTACAGCAACATCTGTTGTTCAACATGCAAATGCTGTAACAGTGAGCTGGACAAATGAGCGTTTAACACAAACTTCTTATGAAGTTAGAACAATTGCAGTAGATGGAGCACCAGTAAGCAACGGACCACTGAATTATTTTTATGAAATGTATAATGGCTCATCAACATCATGGACATCAGAAAATCTTCCAGGCGGACGTGCTTACACCTTTAAGGTTGTGGTAAATGGAACTGCTACAGGGTTTACAGAAACTTCTTGGGAATCAAATTCAACTACAACCACACTTCCAGTACCATCTGCTCCTTCAATTATTGAGGCTCCAGTAATAACTAGCACTGGAAGATACTTTGGCTTGTCAAGAGGAGCTTCATGGGCAAATAATCCAGATTCAACCTCCTATAGTTGGTTTGCAAACGGACAACCACTTGGTCAATATGGCGGATCAATTACTTTAGACAGCTCTTATGATGGACAATCAGTTTATGTTGTATCTTATGCAACAAATGCAGGCGGATCATCTCAATCTCAAAGTAATTCATTAATTTGTTCAGCCCCGTCTCGCCCAACTAATCTGACTAGCCCAAGAATAATTGAATTAAATGGAAGCATGGTAGTTACAAGTGACGGTACTTGGAATGGCAATCCAACCTCTTATAGATATGAATGGAAAACAATAAATGATAGAGATTTTACATTAGGAGTAGGAACAAATAGCTCTTCATATAATTTTGGATCAAATAGAACAAATACTTATTATGTTCTAGTTTGGGCAAGCAATCAGTTCGGAGAAAGCTTATCTGCTGCAATTTCAAATTCTTTAGTACCTTCAGCAGGCAATATAACATACGGATCATGCGAATCTTATTCAAATGGAACTGACTACGGCTACGATTGCTCTGGAACTACAAAGATGACCTGGACAAGAACAATAATTGATTATAGAGAGCCTCAGCTTTTAAATGGTGTTGCAAATGGAACATATAGGTATGGCTGCTCGGCAAGAACATATGGAGAAAAACAATATGGACCAACCTATGCTTGGACATTTAATTCTGCAGACTGTGGATATCAACAAACAAATTGTACTACTTGTAATTCATATATTCCATCAACAGGAAACTATAGCAGAAATGACTCAAACTGTGCGTCTGGAAGAAGATACTATAGAACTTGTATAACACCAAGTGGTTGCCCTAATATTGACCAAGACGGGGATTGCGTTCCTCAATCAACCGATTGCAATACAGTTGTAAGATATCTTCCAGAAAGTGGATGGGACACTTCTCCATCTACTTCAGCAACAGGATTCCCAGCCTGTTCTTCAGGATATAGATATTACAAAGTTGCAGTTAAAAATGAAGGTTGTTCAAATGAGTTAATTTGGGGAGATTGTACAGCATCAACATGGTATTGCTCTTTAAATGCAACTGATGAACAAAATCAGTATACTTCTGCAACAGATGTTTCAACATCATCATGTAATCAGTATGCTGTTGCTTGCTCTACTTCTGGATACCCTGCTTTCCCAGCAATTCCAGTATGTGCACCAACACCTACACCTACACCAACTCCGACACCTACTCCGACACCTACTCCAACTCCGACACCCACTCCAACTCCGACACCTGCAAGCCCATGTTGCCAACCTGACGACGCTGGATATTGCACAAATATTGATGGAAATGGATATGGAGATTATTATAATTACCAGTACGATCCTTGCACTGGATCCTCATGCCCACCACAATATGTAGGAAGAACTTTCTGTGGAGTTCCAACACCACCATCATTCTTTAGCCCTCCACAATTCTTTAGCCCTCCAAGCTTCTGGGACGACTGGGAACCTCCATACTTCTTTAGCCCTCCACAATTCTTTAGCCCTCCAGACTTCTTTAGCCCTCCAAGCTTCTGGGACGACTGGGAACCTCCATACTTCTATAGCCCTCCAGAATTCTTTAGCCCTCCAGACTTCTTTAGCCCTCCAGTATTCGAAAGGTATGACTGATGATGCTGATATCAGAATGCTTTACATCAAGCGGTGTCCCATGCTCCAAAGCAGGATCATGGTGTTAGTATTGTAAAAATGGTGTCAATATGGTAGAATTAACATTATGAAAATAAATATTTATAAAGATGAAAAAATATTCATATCTGTCTCTGGACAAAATGCTTTTAATTTTTTTAAAAATAAAGATAATTTAACTTATACAATAGAGCCTAATACAAAAACAGAGGAAAGACATTTCTTAAAATATGTTTTTGAAGAACATGCTTTTAATGTTGAAATAAATGACACAATGGCAGAGGCCATATTAAACGAATATAGATTTGAGTTGATTAATGAATGAAGAACTTACCCCTTGGGAAAAATATAAGCAAAATTTAGGTGAAACAAGACCTTGGGATATTGTAAATCCTGCAACAAAGTGGGTAGACGAAGATAAAGCAAAAGAAAGATTTGCTATTTGTAAAGATTGTCCAGAACTTATAAAACTAACTACTCAATGCAAGAAGTGTGGCTGTATTATGAAAATAAAAACAAAACTTGAAAAAGCTTCCTGCCCAATTGGTAAATGGTAATGATTATTAAAGAATCTGAAATAATAAAAACAATATTTCCACCACAAGAACTAAAAGAACTACAAAAGTATGCCATGAAAATGTGGTCAACGCAACCAAATTACGATAAATCATTTGGAAGACACCAATGGGCAGACACTGAAGAATTAAAGAAATTTCACGAGCTACTAACAGAGTTTGCAAGAGAGCATTTTGAGTCAGAAACACTCAAGCCTTCTTGGTGCCTAATGTCAGTTTACGAGGGCAAAGATGCAAAATTATGGAAACATAAAGATGATAACGCTTGCGTTTATCATATAAATCTTTGTGTATTCCAGAAGACTCCCTGGGAATTTTGGGTAGAGGGAAAGCCGTACCTATTAGAAGAAAATGATGCACTAATGACATACGGAAATGACCTAGAGCACTGGAGAGAAGAGTTTCCAGATCCTGATAATAATTTAGTTTGTAATGCTTTCTTTTTCTTTTGTGAGCCAGACCACTGGTACTTTACAGAAGGACCAGAATATCTTTACACTAATATTCGTGCACCACAAGGCGGATTATAAAAAATATTAATGTATAATTAATTTATGCAGTACCGCCAGGAGGAACAATGGCTACGAATTTCCCAAACGAAAAAGATGTTTTAGCTAATCCAAATCCAACAGATTCTTTATCTGCCCCTTCACATTCACAGCAACATGCAAACACTAATGATGCTTTAGAGGCAATCCAGGATGCGATTGGTGTAACAAATTCATCAGACTCAAATTCTTTAACATACAAAGTTAATACACTATCAACAACAGTTCAAACACTTGCAAACCAGTCCACTGGAATTGAAACACTTCTAGGCATTGAGGGAAACAACGATATAACAATCAATGGTATACAGAATAAGACAACCATAGACTCATACTCTGCATCAAACTACAGAACAGCAAGCTATGCTGTGCAAATAAGCAAGCCGTCAACTGGTGAGCACTATTTTTCAAATATTACAGCTATGCAAGGCACATCAGACATATATGTTTCTGAATCAAACATAGTAACAAACGCAGATTCTCCAATTGCAGTCACTGCATTTGAATCATCTGCTGGTATAATTAATCTAACAGTTACTCCAGTATCAGGCGAAGTAAAAGTTAGATATTTTAGAACCGCATTGAAGTAAAAAAAGCAGTACAAGGGAGTCATAAATTATGGCAATAGTAAACAAAAACTTTAGAGTAAAAAATGGCCTTATCGTCGACGGCTCAGTCGCAACGGTAAATGGATATAACGTATTAACAGAAGCTTCAACTGCTTTTATCATCAATACAGTTGGCGGATCAGCTGATAGCGCAAATAACCCTAATACTGTTGTAAAGCGTGACGGTTCAGGTAATTTTGCAGCTGGAACAATAACAGCTACATTTTCTGGCAACTTAACAGGTAATGTAACAGGTACAGTATCAAGCCTTTCAAATCATAATACAGGAGCGCTTGCAGAAGGATCAAACCTATACTTTACAAATGCTCGTGCATTATCTGCAACAGCAGCCGCATACGATGCAGCAGGTGCAGCATCTAGCGCACAAGCAAATGCAGCAACAGATGCCACTACAAAGGCTAACGCAGCACAGGCTGCAGCAGCAATAGATGCAACTACAAAGGCTAACGCAGCACAGGCTGCAGCAGAAGCCACAGCAGCAGCAGCTCTTACAGCAGCAATTGCAACAGAAGTTGCAAACCGTAACACAGCAATTGGAGCAGCAGTCGATTCATTGGTTGACGGTGCACCAGCACTACTTAACACATTAAATGAGTTGGCAGCAGCTATTAACGATGACGCTAATTACACAACAACTATTACAACAGCACTTGGAACAAAGGCTAACTCAGCTGACGTTACAGCAGCAATTGCAACTGCAAAGTCAGAAGCAGCAACAGACGCTAGCACAAAGGCTAACGCAGCACAGGCTGCAGCAGAAGCCACAGCAGCAGCAGCTCTTGCAAATGCAAAAAATGGTACAGCGTCATTTACTACAGTAAATGTAAATGATGTAGCGGCAGTAAAGGCATCTACATCAAATGTAGCATCTGCATCAACTGTAAACGCTTTAACATGGGCAGCAGCAGATTACAGAACAGCTAAGGCAATTGTTAAGTTGAAAAATGGAGTTAATACTCAGGTTTCTGAGGTATTACTAACATTAGATACAAACAACAATGTTGCAATAACAGAATTTGGAACAATTTCAACAGATCTAGATCTTGGAACAGTAACAGCTGCCTACGCATCTGGTAATGTTTCTATAGCAGTAACCACAACATATGCCTCAACAGATGTTATGGTATATGCAACACTAATTAAATAATTAAATAAAGGGTATGGGGTCCCACCAAAACCCCAACAAAACAATTAGGGGATAGTGAACTTAAATGGCAACAGTAGATAAAAACTTTAAGGTTAAGAATGGTCTTAACGTAGCAGGAGCTGCAACTTTTAATGCGGCTGTAAATGTAGACAACCTTGTATTAAATTCAACCCCCCTAGCTTTTGACTCAACAACTGGAAGATTAAAGATCCAGATTGGCGGAGTTTGGAAAGAAATTGCCCTCCTAACGGATGCGGCAGAAGATGTAAGCGCAATAACATTTATGGATATTGGATTGGCTATAGACTACAACGGTCAGCCAATATATTCAGTTTATGCAAATGGAGTAAATACAACAGGAACAAAATTCGCTAATGGCGGAGATTATTCAACAGAAACATATAGCATGACATTCGATTCTGGAACAATTAACTAATTGTTTTGGAATTATTGTGGTGTTATAATTAGCAAATAAGTCTAAATAAGGGGTGGCAAATATGTCAACAGTAAGAATTCAAGTAAGAAGAGGAACAGCAGCACAGTGGGCCTCAGTAAATCCAATTTTGGCAGCAGGAGAAATGGGTGTCGAGTCAGACACAAACCTATTTAAATTCGGTAACGGGTCATCTACCTGGACCGCCCTTGCATATGCAAACAATTCAGATGTAGCGATTGGTGAAATTTCCCAAGACGCAATTAACACCGCACTTACAATGGGTGCAGGACTTTCAAAAACTTACAATGATGGTGCTAACACAATAACAATTAACGTTGATTCAAACGTAGTAGCACTTAAGTCATATGTAGATGCTCAAGTTTCAGGACTTGCAAATACAGTTGACACAGATTACATTCCACTTTCTGATCGTGGAGTTGCTGGCGGAGTTGCAGCACTAGATAACACAGGAAAAGTTCCAGCAAATCAATTAAATATTTCAGAAACAATTCAAGACGTAATTGGTTCAACTTTAGTTAGTGGAAGAGGATCAAATGTTTCTTACAACGATGCAAATGACACACTAACTCTCACAGCTGGACTAAGAGGACAAGGCTCAGTTTCTGTAATCAACGCAACTGACAATAATGATTTAATTGTTAAATTAAATCCAGTTGTTGCTGCTGATACAAAATTTACAGGACCTCTTGTTGAAGTGGGAACAGTAACATCAACAGATATTAATGCAACAAATGTTACAATATCTGGAAATTTAACAGTAACTGGAACAAGCACAACTGTAAACTCAACAAATGTTTCAATTGCTGATCCTATTATTCAATTAGCAGAAAACAATTCATCAGATGCAGTAGATTTAGGTTTTGTTGCAGCATTTAACAATGGCACACATCAACATTCAGGTCTTGTTCGTGACGCATCAGATGGAAGATGGAAGCTATTCTCAGGAGTTACAGCGGAACCAACAACAGTAATAGATTTTACAACATATACAAAAGACGGACTAGAAGTTGGAACACTTGTTGCAGACTCAGCAAGAATTGGAAATGTTACTAATAATGAAATTCAACATCTAGACGGAGTCGGCTGGCCAATTCAAGGCCAAATTGATGAAAAGCTAGCTATAAGCACAGCTGCATCAACATATGCACCAATAGCATCACCTATGTTCACTGGTACAGTAAATTTGCCAGAAGGAACAGTTACATCATACATGATTGCAAATGGAACAATTACTAATGAAGATATAGGAACTAATGCAGAAATTGCTCAATCAAAAGTTGCTAATCTTGTTGCTAATCTTGCAGAAAAGGCTACTACACATTCACCTACACTCACAGGAACCGTAGTTCTTCCTGGCACTACATCAATTGGAAGTGTCTCAGCAACAGAAATTGGTTATCTTGATGGAGTAACATCTTCAATTCAAACTCAACTTGCTCCAGTTCAAGGTTTAGTAAATTCAGTGTATGCACTTGAATCTGATTTAAATACAGCTGAAAATACAATATCTTCACTTGAGTCATCTATTGGTTCAATTAATACAACAACAACTAGCCTTCAGACACAAATTAATACAAAGGCATCATCTGCATCACTTACAGCACATGAGGCAGATACAACAAATATTCACGGAATTGCAGATACTTCAGTTCTTGCAACAGCAACAACAGTTGCCACAGCAAAGTCTGAAGCAATTACAGCAGCAGGCACCGCAGCAGACACAAAGGTTTCAACTGCAGTAGCAGCACTTACAAAGTCTTCAGTAGGCCTTGCAAATGTTGATAACACTTCAGATGCAAATAAGCCAGTTTCATCTGCTACACAGACAGCACTTGATGCTAAGTTAAATCTTTCTGGTGGAACACTAACAGGAACACTTACACTATCAGGTGCCCCAACATCAGAACTTCACGCAGTAACTAAGCAATATGTAGATGGATTAGCAGCAGGAATTAATTTCCATAAGCCCGTGCTTGCTGCAAGTACAGGAAATATTTCAGTTGTATATAATAATGGAACAAATGGAGTTGGTGCAACACTAACTTCATCATCCAATTCAACATTTACCAATATTGATGGAGCATCCATACCTTTAGACGGTAGAGTTTTAATTAAAGAACAAACAGATGCAAGACAAAATGGTGTTTATACATTGACTAATGCTGGCTCAGCCAGTACTCCATGGATTCTTACTCGTGCAACAGATACAGATAACAATCCATCTGGAGAAGTTTCAGAAGGAGACTTCACATTTGTTCAGGGCGGAAATACAAATATTTCAAAGGGATTTATTATGAGTACCGCAGGTACAATCGTAATAGGTACCTCAAATATTGTTTACTCACAGTTTAATGCTTCAGAAGCAATTATTGCTGGTACAAACATTACAAAGACTGGTGCAACAATTGCAGTAACAGCTTCACCAACATTCTCTGGTGCTGTTACAGCATCATCTGGTGTAGTATTCTCAGACGGTACACAAACAAAGGTTGGCGTACCATCTATCACAACAATTGCAACAGCGATTTCATCATCAGAAACACTTGCAGCAGGAGAAGCAGATAAGTTTGTTCCACTAACTGGAGCAGTACAAATCACACTTCCTGCAACTGGATATTCAACTGGGCAGTCAATTGACTTCTACCAGTCTTCTGGTACAGGTGCATCATTTGCTTCAACAAACGGTGTTGTTGGAACTCCAGGATTAAAGTTCAGAACAACTAACTCAGTTGTAACAGCAATGAAAATTTCAAGCGGATGGTTGGTCTTCGGAGACCTATCAGCGTAATAGGATAAGGGAGAATACATAAATGTCAAAACAATCAGGTAGAATGAGTCAATCAGCAAATGACTTTTTGGCCCCATACGCACCCACAATAGGAACTGCAACAGATGTAGGAACTAATCGCCCATTTGGTAGCGGTGCAATTACAGTGACTTTTACACCAGACAGCCGAAACGCCGCAACATCCTTCACAGCGTCTGGTTTCTGCAGTGTTCATAACTCGATTCACTCAGCAACAGGCTCATCTTCTCCAATAACTATTTATGGTTTTGGTTCAGGAGCTGTAACAAATATTACGGTAACGGCTACAAATGAATATGGAACATCACCAGCTTCTGACCCATCTAATTCAGTTACAGCTACAACCGTTCCCGCTACACCAGGGGCACCGTCAGCAACAGGACAAGTAAATCAAGATACAGTTTCTTGGGTAGCTCCCTCAGACGGTGGAAAAGGAATAACAGAATATATATTAAGATCAAGTGATGGACCAACATATTCAGTGGGTTCAACTTCACGTGCAGTTGCTGAAACTGCTAATACATCACAACAATATTTTGTACGAGCAATAAACGCAAATGGAACTTCCGTAGAGTCCTCTGGTTCTAATACGGTTACAACTCTTCCTCCTACATTCTTTTCACCACCTTCATTCTTCGCACCTCCAGGGTTCTTTGCACCTCCAGGGTTCTTCGCACCTCCAGGGTTCTTTGCACCACCTTCATTCTTTGCACCTCCAGGGTTCTTTGCACCTCCAGGGTTCTTCGCACCTCCAGGGTTCTTTGCACCTCCAGGGTTCTTTGCACCTCCAGGGTTCTGGGACTAATTAAATAAATTTTACCTCTTGACAAAATAGTTTATAATTGATAAACTATAAATAAAGAAAGAGATTTTATGACACAAACATGGTCAAATAAAGAAATTTTATTTCCAGGATTATGGGTATATAGAGACGTAGTTAAACCAGAATTAAATTTGGTTCCTAGACTGCTTAACCTAATTGACAGCAGTGCTGGAAGAATTAATTGGAAAGAAGCAACTGTTGGCTATAATGAAAATAGGCCAAAGTATAGGGATTGCCAAGATATAAAAATTGGTGAAATTAAAAATCCTAACAATCCATATGATTATGAATTTAATGAAATATGGAAATTAGCAAAAGATGCACAGTCTGGTCCAGTTGAAGATTACTGCACAGCTCACAGCGTAAGAATGGATTTTTGGGAAGTAATGAATTTTATTTCTTATGGTCCAGGGCAACATTTTCAAGAACATGCAGATCACGGATTTTCTTATAGTGCAACCGTTTCCCTTGTTGCATATCCAAACGATGACTACGAGGGTGGAGAACTAGCTTTTCCAAAACTAGGAATTACTGTTAAGCCACGAGCAGGAGACCTATACATATTCCCTTCAAGCTATATCTATTCTCACGTGGCTCTTCCAGTTAGAAGCGGAAAAAAGTATTCTATTGTAACTATGCTTGATTATAATGACAATACGCATAACGATGAATACCGTGCATTAGTTGATAGAAGACTAGGCAATGATAAAAATAAGGGCATATAGAAAACAAAAAGATTCTGCAAACATATCACAGCTTTCAGTTAAGAGAGACTGGATGGATGAAACATGGGAATCTCATGCATACAAATGTTTTCCAATAAGCCTTACAAACCAGCTGGGTTGGGGAATATCATTTCCAGAAGATATAACTTTTATATGGGATGGGATTTCAGACTCTTCTTCAGATCATGTAAAAATATTATCAGGATTAAAATATGCACATTCAGGAAGAGGAAATGCCACAGTAAGCTTTAATACAGGCATTAGCTTTAAAACTGATGAAAATATAAGCCTATTAACAATGCCAGTTCCCAATTATTTAAGGGACGGCATTCAGCCATTTACAACATTAATGAGTACTTCATTTTTTAATGGCGAATTGCCATGTGCTTTAAGAGTAACAAGACCAAATGTTGAAATAACAATTAAAGCAAATACTCCAATATTTTCAATTCTTCCAATTAACCTTGAAGAAATTCAAGATTCTGAAATAATATTTGAAGATCCAAGCCTTCTTCCAGAATTAAGTTTTGATCCAAAAGCTTATGGAGAAGAGGTATATAAAATAAATATGTCTGGAAAGTGGACAAATTTTTATAGAGATGCCGTTGATCATTTAGGAAACATTTTAGGAAAACATCAAATAAAAGCAGTTAGGCTAAAGGTCCATGAGGACAAAAGCAACATATGATAAAATTATATAAAAGGGGTATTAAAAATGATGAGACAAGATAATGAAATAATAGCAAACAGAGACATTGGTTTGCATGCTCCAAAATCAATAACCCCGTCAGGATTCTTTGGCAATTCATCTGACAACATAGTAGAGATAGAAAACTTTTTAACAGAAGATGAAAGAGCAAGACTAATTGATTTTGCAATGAATAATAAAGTTTGGGATCAAACAGAAAGCCATGTCGATGAAGATGGCCTTGTCCTTTATGATGCTAACATATGGAAAGATAGAGTTTGTACATATCATTCTTTAATGAAATCAGATCCAAGTATACTAGAATTAATTAATTCTATGATTGCAAGATTAAAAATTGAAGTAGATAAATTTTTTAATGTTGATGCAAAAGAAACTGGACCAGCAATTGTAAGGTGGCCAATAGGTGCAAGACAAGAACCACATGCAGATAAAGAATTTCACACTGGAATAGAAAAAGGAAGACCGAATGATTTTCCCTGGTATGATCTAGCAGGCTTATTTTATTTCAATGATGATTATGAGGGTGGAGAATTATATTTCCCACAACATGGAATTGAGTTTAAACCAAAAGCAGGAGCAGCTTATTTTTTTCCAGGAGACATGAACTATACTCATGGAGTTAGACCAGTAATCTCTGGAAATAGATTTACCTCCCCATTTTTTTGGACCATAATGAAACATTTGGATCAAGTTGAAAAATAATAACTGTTTAATTGATGACAATTTTTTGCTTGATGAAGAAATAGATTATTTACAGCAAATAATGTATTCTTATGAAAATACTTTTAATTGGATATATACTCCTACAGGAAACATGGACGCTGGCGATTATCGAGCAGTACACACTAAAAATACAAACAATTCAATGCAATTTATTCATACAGCAAAATTAGGAAAAATAGAATATTCAAATTTTTCAAAAGATGCCGAAAGAGTTCTATATAAGTTTTGTAAAAAAAACAATATAGAGGTTATAGATGTTTTTAGAATTAAAGCTAATTTAATTCCAAAACAAAATGATTATTTGCAAACAAATATGCCACACGTAGATAATGTTATTGATATTATTCCTGAACATACAGAGGGAGAGCATTATGTTTTTTTGTATTATGTAAACGATTCAGACGGCCCAACAGTAATCTTTAATGAAAAATATAATGGAGAAAAAAAAGATATCTTTTCTATAAAACAAAAAATTAACCCATTAGCTGGAAGAGGCATATTGTTTAATGCAGACCAGTACCACGCCTCATCTATACCTAAAAAAACAAATTTAAGATGTGTAATAAACATTAATTTAATAGGAAAAAAAATAAATGATAATTGAAAATTTAACCAAAAAAGAAATAGAGGCTTCCAGAGTCCTATTAGATCTGACCCTGGGCATAGAGCATTCAGGTAAATCTTTTTTTAGTCATTTATACAACACATTTTATATATTAAAAAAAATGAATTTAGACGAAGATACATGCCTGGCAGGAATGTATCATTCGATATATGGAACAGAGTATTTTAAGATAGACAAACAGGTGCAAAAAGATGAAGTTATTAAAACAATTGGACAAAAAGCAAATAAATTGGTAGAATATTTTTGTACAGAAAATAGAAATGATTTTATTTTAAACGGTAAAATAGAAGATCAAGATAGGCTTTCTTTATTGTATATTTTATATGCAAACGAAATAGAGCAAAGAGGCGAAAAAAACATTTTGTTTTTAAATAAAATAAAAGAAGAAATAGGAAAGAGATTGCTATGACAAACTTAGAGTATATTGAGCTATATCCAAGAATAGATGTTTATAGAAATGTTTTAAAAGATCCGCAGGCTTTATATCAAACTATGAAAAAATCTGAGGAAACTTCAAATGGAGAATACTTTTTAAAAACTTGGGATGCATGGGCAAAATTTGGAACCTACACTCAGAAGAAAGACTTGGCTGAAGTTTCAGAAGATACAAAAACTAAAGATATGTTTATTGAAGAAAAAGATTTTGCAGATCAGGTTGAAGCAGCTTATGATTTAGTTTTGTTGGATTACATAAAAAGACACAATGTTGAGTTAAAACCTGGTTGGCATTTTAGCGGTTGTTCTTTTTCAAAATATAAAGATGGAGTAGACACTCTAAAAAATAAAATGACAATGCAGTACCACACTGATTTTATTATTGCAGAAAGAGAAATGCCTGGATCTAAGTTTCAATTAACATGCACAATGTACATAAACGATGACTATCAAGGCGGAGACATAGAATTTTTTATTGATGGAAAGCTAATTAACCATAAGCCACAAGCAGGAGACATTCTTGTCTTCCCATCAGATGAACCATACTTTCATGGAGTTAAAACAATATACAATGGTCAAAAGTTTTTTGTAAGAAATTTTGTAATGTACCCTTACGATGGAAGCCCTGAATGGCTAGCAAATCAAAAACAATTTGGTGCAGTAAATTGGATGAAAAAAGAATTTATTAGGCTAGAAGAGGCTACAAAAAGAAACATGAAATATGTTGAAGATGGCGTAGAAATTCCAGTAGAGATTGCACACGCAAACCATAATGTAGAGTCAAAGGAAAGTATGTAATGGAACTAATAAAAATAGCAGAAGACATTCATCTATATAAAAATTTTATAGAAGATGAAGAACTTGCTAAAGTAACATCTTTATTAAAAAAATTACAAAATACCGACGAAGACTATTGGAAGTCTATATCTTTTTATGAGTCATATTCCGCCAGATACCCTTATGATGGAGAACCAATTTTAGAAGAATTTGGTTTGCCTGCAACTTATTTTTCTGATCTAAGAAATAGGTTTAAAGAAGCAGCCGCACATGTTGCTAATCAGCCAGTTGAAAAAATGTCTCAAATAAGTTTTCATATTCAAAGATGGCTTCCAGGTTCTTTTGCACCAAAGCATTCTGACAACAGTGATAATGAAGGAAACATGGGAGCCTTTACAAGAAGCAGATACGCTGGATTTTTATACTTAAATGATGACTTTGAAGGAGGCACCTTAAAGTTTGAAGCACAACACGGAGAGCTGCCATTAGAAATAATTCCAGAAGCTGGATCTTTTTTAATATTCCACGGCGGTCACAAAAACATGCATGAGGTTACTGTAGTAAAAAAGAGCCCAAGATACACAATAGGTTCTTTTTGGGACGATAGAGAAGAATCAGATTATCCACAAGAGGTAAGAGATGCTTGGGCTGAAGAGCTTAAAAAAGTTAGAGCAATTCAAGCTGAAGAAGCGGTAGAGTGGAAAGAAGTTAGAGAAAAGGGATTACGTCTAACACCAGATGGCAAGTCTATACCAGCATCTGAAGTGGAAGATTTATGATAGACGAAAAATCAAATAAATTTGATCCAAATGACATGTATCACATGTTTATACCAAATGTTTTAGAGAACAATATTTGGTATTATAAAAATGTTGTAAGCTATCCAAAAGAGCTATTAGATTTTATTAATGAAGTTGATAATGATGCTAGAAGCCACGGCAAAATAACAAAGTGGTTTCCTTGGACTGCTAGCAATAATGGCTCTTTAATATACGGAGACAACAAAAATGTTCTACCTTCAAATATGAAAGATGTCATAGATGCTGGAAGATTAGATCAAAAAATACTATACATATCAAATAGCATAAAGATGGCTTTTCAAATGTGTCTTGATAATTACTTTGCTTCAAGAAATATCGATTCGTCAAATTATGTTTTGCCAATGAGTGAGATTCCATTAAGAAGATGGGGAGTGGGTCCTGGAATGGGTCCTCATTGTGATAACTATGACGGGCATACAAATCTTGCTTTTTCTATGATTTTATATTTAAACAACAACTACGAAGGCGGGGAAATCGAGTTTCCAAATCAGGGAGTGTCTTTAAAGCCAGATGAGGGCAGCCTAATTATATTTCCAAGCAGCGAACCATACCTTCACAAAGTAAATGAGATTAAATCAGGAGACAGGTACACATCACATCTTTCAGTATATACAAGATAGGTGGTATAATTAAAAAATGAGCACAGTTCCTAATCAACACGGATTACATTTCCCAGACTACACGGATTCTCCAGACGTGCCTAAAGACCTGTCACTATTGGCTAAAGATATTGCAGATCTTATTGATGCTAACCCTGGACCGCAAGGTGAAGTTGGCCCAGCAAATTCTCTTGATGTAATTGCAACAAACACAATTACAGCAGGCCTAAATGCATCTGTAATAATTTCAGGAACAGCGCCATCACAACATTTAACATTTAACATCCCAAAAGGACAAGACGGTGTGTTAGGTGGTCCAGGACCATCAAATGTTTTAACAATAGGAACAGTAACTTCAGGACAAACGGCAAACGCATCGATTACTGGAACATCTCCAACTCAAACTTTAAATTTAGTTTTACCAGTAGGGCCTGCGGGAGCAACTGGAGCAACTGGTGAGCAAGGGCTAAAGGGAGATGCAGCAGCAACTATAGCTGTAAACTCCACTACAACAGGAGCTGCAGGAACAAATGCATCCGTAACAAATTCTGGAACATCAAGCAATGTTTTATTAAACTTTACAATTCCAAGAGGAGCAACTGGATCAACTGGTCCACAGGGCCCACAGGGTCCGACAGGTATTGATGGAGCAACTCCAAGCATAGATCCAATATCATTAAGAATTGGTCTTATGTCACCGAATACATCTTCAACTGGCGTTAACTCAAACTGGTATCCATTTTCTACAAACTTATATTCTTTAGGAAAAGATACAACTGATGGTGGACCAGCGAGATACTGGAAGGATATTTTTTGTAATGGAACGATAAGAGCAGCATCTGTTATTGCAACAGGAAATATGTTTATAAATACATCTACAATAGTTACATCAGATGAAAATTTAAAAAATACAATAGCTCCATCTAATCTAGGTCTTAATTTTATTAACTTGTTAAATCCAGTAAGCTACAAATTTAATGTTGGCGGAATAGACTATTCAGTAGATGAAGATGGAAATCAGGTTGAAAGCACAATTCCAGGAAGCAGAACGCACTACGGACTTATAGCTCAAGAAGTTAAAGAGTCTTTGGACAGCTTAAACATTGAAGATTTTGGCGGCTGGGTTCAAAAAGAAGATCAAACTCAGGCATTAAGGTATGAAGAATTTATAGCGCCATTAATTAAAGCAGTACAAGAACTTTCAGCGAGAGTACAAGTTTTAGAAGAAAAGTAGGTAAAGATGTCATATAAGAATGCGGTCTTAAATGATCATCCAAATTCATTTTACCTTTTAGACGAAGTAAGATCTGGAACAGTAGGATCATACTCTGGAATTATTTCTCAGTTTGCAACATATCAAGATTTAAAAGATAGCGGTCTTACATATTCTGCATTAAGCGGATTACCAGTTATCGACTATTCAGGAAACATAAATGATGGATATGCAATAAGCACATCAAGTAAAGAGCTGATGCCATTAGTGCCAGGAAGCATAAGAGGTACACAAGTTCTTGAGCAAACAAGAGTTGCATTTAGTCCAAAAGGAATAGCAACAAAATATTTTAACGATAATTCTTTTAGCATAGAGGCCTGGGCAGCTTTGCCAAGCTATGATGTAGACGCTACAATTGTCGCAGACCCAGAACTGGGGATTGGAATATTTTATGAAAACGGAAACATAGTATTTAAAGTAGGAGATATACAGACTAGCTATACCGTATCAAATTCAAGATCAAAATATATTGTTGCATTATTTGAAAACAGATCTATATCCCTTTATATTGATGGTGTAATTGTTGATAAGCAACCAACCAACAATTATAAATTTACAAACGAATATATTAATTTTATAAGCAGTACATCAGATGAACAGTTGGTTATAGACTCTGTAGCATTTTATAAATTTGCTCTGTCTCAATCTCAAATAAATAATCATTATAATGAAGGCATAAAAGAAATAAAGTACTCTCAAATAGTAGATCTTGATAACGGATATTTGTTTAGCATGAATGTAGAGCCAATTAAGCCAAAATTTAAATACTCTTATCCAGAATCAAAATCATGGAGAGAGATTTATGGAGACAATGTGTCTATAGCAGATGACGGATCATACCTTTATTTTAAAAAAACTTTAGACTCTGCAACCTCACAATTTTCTTTTATAGATTCTTTTATTGTTCCAAATTATTTAAACTTAACAACATCTCAAATTTATTGGGAAGATGATGTTGACGGAATATCAGTAGAAGTCAGCACAAACGGATCTAACTGGCAAGAATGCCAAAATGGAAACCCATTGCCATATTTTAATAAAAACGAAAATTTGTTTTCAGATTTGCTTTATTTGAAAGTTACAATTTTATCAGCCGATACAAGAAAATATTTGCCAATATTAAAAAGCTTAGAAATTTTGTTCTTTAGTTCAAAAAATTTTTACAGCGATAACTCAGGCTACTATTTATCTTCAGGCTATGACTATTCGCTTCCTAAAAAAAATAATAGAATTTTAGCCTACGATAAAAATAATGGTTTACGTATGTACAACGGCCATGGATTTTATTTAAACAATGTGCCCTCAATTAAAACAGTTGAAATGATATTTACTCCAAGATATTCAGAAAATGTGCTTGTTTCTGCTGCGTCAAAAATATACGAGTGGAACCAGGCTGGAACTATAACAAAGTCAGGAATTGCCTCAATATATGTAAATGGTATAGATCGAACAAGCAGTACAAATATATGGGACTTTATATCTCCAGATTTGCCACATCATGTGGTTATAACATTTTCTTCTCAGGCCACAAATCTTAAATTTAATCAAAATCAGTCAGACTCTAAGTCTGGTCTAGGACACATGTATAACAATCTTGCTATATACCCAGACGAGCTTGGGGAATATAATACATTAAATCATTATAGGCTTTATACAAATAGGATAGTAAATTCAATCAACGACACCTCATTAACAATATCAGAAAGCACATCAGGTAACGATTCTACGTCTGTCAGACTGATTTTAATACAGCCAGAAGCCATAAGTATATAAATTTGTCACAAGCTCAGACAAAATCTGGACTTTAGCTACAACTAATGGTATGATTATGGTCTATGAATATCTTAAACAAAAATACTAAAATTATTGAAGAAACCACCCTAGGGATATATGTGTGGGAAATGCCTGACGGCAGATGGATTGGAGACGACGATGGCAACTTTCTTTCGATCACGTCCAAAAAAGGTAATAGATCCAGAATCGATGCTTTGGCTAGAGAAGTTCGCTCGTTTGGTATATACGAGGGCAATCCCAAGTTCCTTTCAGGGCGTAGAAAAATTGACGATGAAGAGTTCGAGCATCAAAACGAAAGACTCAAGTGGGGACTTACACCAGATCCACTAGATATTGGTGTTTATAAAGACGGAATACTTAGGGACGGTAAAGTTCAATGAGAGCTGAATATATTGAAGACGACAACACTTCATCAAGCACTATAGACATTTCAAATACTTCAGACTGGTTTCATTTTCAAAAATCTGAAGAGCATGATGACCCATTTAAAATTGGGCTAGATGAAATTAAAAAGCTTCGTGGCCTAGGCACCAACTTTAAAAGAAAAATAAACCGTGACTTCTCAAAAGCCTTCGTTGGAAAAGAAGGGGTAGCAACACAACAAAATTTATTGCAGCAGGCAATCAGCGGATATGCATTATTTGATTTAGTTGAGCCAACCTACAATCTTGAATATCTTTCAAAAATATATGAAATATCAACATATAACTATGCAGCAATTAATGCAAAGGTTTCAAATATTGTTGGATTAGGATATACGTTTGCAGAAACCCCTAAAGCAAAAGATGCAATGGATCAGATTACTGATGACAAACAGCTTGAAAGAGCTCGTACAAAAATAAATAGAATTAAGAATGGCTTAGATCAATGGCTTGATGATTGTAACGAAGAAGAGTCATTTACAGAAACCCTTATAAAGGCTTACACAGACCTTGAGGCCACAGGAAACGGATACATTGAGATAGGACGTACAACAGGTGGAGATATAGGCTACATCGGCCACATACCAGCTAAAACAATGCGTGTGCGTAGATTTCGTGACGGCTTTATTCAATTGCTTTATGGCAAGGCTGTATTCTTCCGTAACTTTGGAGACCTAGAAACGCCTAGCCCGATTGCTGGCCAAGAAGACAGACCAAATGAGATTATTCATTTAAAGAAATATACACCAATGAATAACTATTATGGTGTTCCAGATATTATTGCAGCACAGCAAGCTTTAGCAGGAAATGAATTTGCAGGAAGATATAACCTTGACTACTTTGAAAACAAGGCAGTTCCAAGATATATTATTACAGTTAAAGGAGCAAAGCTTTCTCCAGAGTCAGAAAGAAAATTACTTGAGTTTTTTCAGGTCGGCTTAAAGGGAAAGAATCACAGATCTCTTTACATTCCACTTCCAGCAGATACACCAGACTCAAAGACTGAATTTAAGATGGAGCCAATTGAGGCGGGAGAGCAAGAGTCCTCATTCAACATTTATCGTAAAACAAATAGAGATGAAATCCTTTTAGCCCATCGTGTTCCTATTAATAAAATTGGAACTCCTGAAGGTGTTAATTTAGCTGTAGCAAGAGATGCAGATAAGACATTTAAAGAGCAGGTTTGTCGTCCAGCACAAGATAAACTAGAAAAGAAATTAAACTATTTAATTGCAGAAAAAACAGATGTTGTCGAATTAAAGTTTAATGAGCTAAGCCTTACAGACGAAATAACTCAAAGCCAGATAGATGAGATTTATTTAAGAATGCAGGTTATTACTCCTAACGAAGTAAGAGTTAGAAAAAATATGATTCCTAGAGATGGCGGAGATGAAGTCGTTGAATTAAAGCCTCAGCAGGCGGCAGACCAACAGGCCAAGTCTACTGGAAATAAAACTAGAGACCAACAAAGAGCTTCAAATGCCCCAGATAAAAATGGGGAAGGCAGAAATGCCAAGGGAGATGGTCCAAAAGTCAAATAAGTTTAATCGACTGTTATTTGCTTTATATGATATAAGCCTATAAAATTAAGCATATGAACATCGAAAAGTCGCATTGGTCCAGCGATGGAGAAAACCTCCATCTCTCAGTTCCATTTACAAAAGTTAATCGTGAGAGCAGAACCGTGTCTGGTTTTGCTACGCTAGATAATGTTGATCAGACAGGTGACGTTGTAACCGCAGAAGCAAGTCTAAAAGCATTTGAAAATTTTAGAGGAAATCTTCGTGAGATGCATCAGTCAATTGCAGTTGGTAAAGTAGTTTCATTTAAGCCTGAAACATACTACGATCAAAAGTCTCAAGCATTTTATAATGGAGTTTACGTAACATCTTACATTTCAAAGGGTGCACAAGATACTTGGGAAAAAGTTCTTGACGGCACTCTTTCTGGTTTTTCAATCGGCGGAAAAATTAAAGAGTCAGACAATGAAGTTAACAAAGCTACAGGCGAAGCAGTAAGATTTATTAAAGATTACGATTTAGTAGAACTTTCAATTGTCGATTCACCAGCAAACGAACTATGTAATATTTTTTCAATTGAAAAAGTAAACGGACAAATGGTCTATAAGGGTATTGCTACTGAAGTAGTAACAGAAAATATTTTTTATTGTGAAGAAAGTGATTCTGTATTTATGTCTACAGAAAAAACTTTTGAATCACCAGTATCAGGAAAGCCAGCCACACTAATTGGTTGGGTAGAAAGTTCTGATATTAATAAGTCAAAAGAAATAAATAAGATTCTTGCTTCATTTAAGAAGTCAAGATTACCGTTGCCTGAAACACAATTAGCAAAACAGGCAAACGTAGAAGGAGGTAATAAAATGTCACATCATGATGAGAATGTTGCAGATGCTCCAGTAGCAGAAGCAGCAATCGTTGAAGAGACACCAGTTGCAGCAGCAGTAGAAGCTCCAGCAGCAGATGAATCAAACGTCAATCTTTTTGACAAGTCATTAGAAACTACTGATGTAGTTGCTGATGAAACCTCTGCCGACAACGTTGAAAAAGCAGCCGATACAGTAGAAGTTATGGTTGATGAACCTGATTTTGCAAAGATGTTAGGCGATCTAAAAGGCTTTTTCGCAGACACACTCACAAAAGCTACAGAAGCTAATGCTGCACAAGTTACAGACATTAAAACATCTGTAGAAGCTTTCAGCAAGAGCGTCGACGATAGAATTTCTGAGTTGGCAGAAAAGCACAGCGCACTTAGTGATGCTGTTGCAGAAATAAAGGGCACCATTGATGGTGTTCAAAAGCGTGTAGATGCCGTAGAAGGCGAAACCGCAATTAAGAAGTCCTCTGACCTTGGCGGGTCTGAGGTTTTTACTAAATCAAAATCAAAATGGTCTGGAGCTTTCCTCGGTTCCGTAAATGAAATCTTTAACTAAAATAAGGTAGGTGAAATAAAAATGAGTAATGAATTATTAGAAAAGGCCGCAGCAGCTGGTACAACAGTATCAACTGGCTTTGGCTCAACAACTGGTGGTTCAGGCGTTCACGTTGCTTCAGAAAATGGCAACGGTGGACTTCTAAACCCAGAACAATCAGCACGATTCTTGGACTATATGTTCGATGCTACCGTAATTGGTAAAGTTGCACGTACTGTCCGAATGAAAGCTGACACAACAGAGATTGATCGTATGTCCGTCGGAGAAAAGCTTGTAAAGCTTGCATCTGAAGGCGAGAACACAGCTGCTAACAGCGGTGTAACTTTCTCAAAGATCTCTCTTACAACAAAGAAACTTCGCATGGACTGGGAGCTTTCAACAGAGTCTCTAGAAGACAACATTGAAGGTGCAGATCTAGAAGATCACATTGCACGTATGATGGCAACACAGGCAGGAAATGACATCGAAGATGTTATTCTTAACGGTGACGAGTCACTTACAACCGATGCACTTTACAAGTCATTTAATGGTGTTGTAAAGAAGGCAAAGACAAACGGACGTGTTGTCGATGCAGCTGGTGCGGGAATTTCTCGTGCAGTATTTAACTCAGCCCTAAAGGCTCTTCCACGTAAGTACAAGCAACGTCGTACAGACCTTCGCTTCCTTTCAGGATCAAACTTGATCCAGGACTACTTATACTCTAACTCACAGAACATCCAGAACGTTACTCCACAGGATATTGCTTCAGGCATCATCCGTGGTGATGTTCCAGTTCTTGGAGGTCCAGCAGGATATGTAGCTCCATACGCATTTGGTATTCCAATCGTTGAAGTTCCATTGCTTCCTGAGACACAGACAGGTACATATGCAAGCCCATCAGGTTCACACGGAGACATCCACTTGACATTCCCAAATAACGTTGTTATTGGTATCAAGCGTGACGTAACTGTTTACCGCTTCTTCTGGCCACGTAAGGACTCAATCGAGTACACAATGTACACTCGTGTTGGCGTTCAAATCGAGCAGGCAGACGCTTGGGTAGTTGTTAAGAACGTTAAGGTTGCTTCTTAATTAAATAAGAATTAACTACCGAAAGGCCCCCAATTAATTTTGGGGGCTTTTCATTTTAATTTAACAATGCTATAATTAAATCACCTAGAAAGAGGAGAACTAAATATGTCATTTGACACATTAACAGTAGCTGAATTAAAGGAAATTGCAACCGAGTTTGCTGTAGACACAGAAGGTCTAAAAAATAAAAAAGATGTAATTGCTGCGATGGCAGAAGAAGGTGTAACATATTCCGTATATGCAAAAACACTAGAAGCAATAAAAGAAGCAACAGAAGAAATTGAAGTTTTGCCAAAATTTGATCCAAAGGCACAAGCCGAGGACACAGTCTTGGTACGCATGACAAGAGCAAATTACAGATATGATATTCATGGACATACGTTTACAGATACTCATCCATTTGTAGCAATGTCAGAAGAAGACGCTCAATTAATCTTTGATACAGAGGAGGGTTTTCGTTTAGCGACACCAAAGGAAGTTCAAGACTTCTACAACTAAACGTTAACATAAGTTAATGGAAATATTAGTAGGCACCAATTCACCAATTACTCATAGAGTTTTTTGGAAAGGCGAAACTGTCGATGCCGACTCTTTGCCTACAGTAAAGATTTATGACATCACAGAAGATCCTGCTGTCACACCCCCAATAAACCCTGGAACTTTAATAACAACCATAACATCAGAAAAAAGAGAAACTGATGATGGTGTTTACGTTGCATATCTTCCTCTTGAATTAACAGATAAAAATAAGCAATTAAAAGTAGTATGGGAATATGTAGTAGATGGAAGCCCAGTTAGAAAAGAGAACAAGCTTTTTGTTCAAACTCCATATACTGATTTAACTCAGGCTGCAGAAGTTTTAGGGGTTGGAGCAGACTATTCTGACCCAAATTACAAAACATTTTTTGATTTATTAGAAGCAGAAAGATATGCAAGAAAGCTAATTGAAAACTATACAGGTCAGCTGTTTTATTTATATGACGACGTAACAATAGTTTATGGCGCAGGAACAGACATCCTTCCGCTTCCATATAAACTTTCTCAGCTACATGAATTGTATTCAAATGATCTTTTACTTATAGACAATATTAATAACATTAATAATCTAGGTTACGATATAGTTGTTTCAGAAAGCGGATTTGGAATAAGAATTAATCGTGCTAACCTGCTTGACAATACTGTATATGTTGCAAACGGAATGATTCCTCCAACAATCAATGATTACTCAGGAGTTTTTAATAAAGATTCAGTTTATAGAATTGCGGGTAAATTTGGTTGGGCTGAAGTTCCAGACGAGGTAGATCTTGCATGTATAGAATTAATGAAAGATTATTTCTCTAAAGATAAAGTTTGGAAAAATAAATACATCAAAAACATCTCCACGTTTGACTGGAAATTTGAATACGATTCAACAACATTTTCTGGAACTGGAAATAATTATGTAGATCAACTACTTCTTCCATACGTTCTAAATAAGATGGTTGTTATTTAGAATGAACAGTGTTGTAGATTCACTTATGCCTATGCAGGCTGATATATATATCCAGCAAGATGAGCAGGACCCAAATACTGGCGCAATTAAAAAAAATTGGAACTATTCAAGAACTGTAGCTTGCTCAGCAAAAGGAATAATATCAAATTCAGGCTCAGGAAGATCTGGAGACAAGCAAAATTTTTCAAACAGATATGCAAATGAACAAACAATTGAAATCAGAACAAATCTTCAAATAAATTATAGGGAAAAAATTAATAACATTAGAGATCTTCAAGGCAATGTTATTTGGAAAGAATTAGATTATCCTACAGAAACTCCAACTGTTTTTGAAGTAATAAGCTCAACTCCGCTAACCGACCCTTTTGGAAATGTTCTTGCATACAACTCTCTTGCAAAGAGATCGGAGAACCAGGAAATTGGACTCTAGCGTAGCTTTAATTCAAACCGCAAGCGGACTTGAAAGATTGATGGCTGGATCTGTTCCAGGTATTATTAAAGATAGTACAGTTGCACAAGTATCTGCTTTTTTGTATTACGAAGCATCTGTTCTTTCAAAGCTTACAACAAATGATGCATTTAAGAAATTATTTAAGACAACAGTCTTTAATCAAATAGAAAAAGATTTTTCAGAGTATTTAGATTCACAAGCAAGAATAAAACAAAAATCTTTGCAGCATGTTTATGAGTGGAATAAGGCTGGAAATCCAGCAGCTAGATTATTTAAGTTAAACAGGTTAGACACAGAAGGCCTTTCGTTTAGAATTAATTATGATTTTAAATTATCAAAATCAACAGTTCCTTCAACAAATAAGCTACAAAAGAAAAAATATGTATTTGCAAACAAAGCCTCAATTATGGAGTCTGGTATGCCAGTAGTTATAAGGCCAAGATCTGCAGAAAGACTTGTTTTTGAATTAGATGGCGAAACTGTATTTATGCCAAAAGGAACTTCAGTAACAGTAAAAAGGCCTGGAGGCACAGCAGCAACAAACCAGTTTGCATTAGCCTACGGTAGATTTTTTGGCGGGCCACTAGTTAATTCATCTATTAAGTCTTCAGGCTTACAAAGAATATTTAACTCTAAAATGGCGGCAGCCCTAGATGTTCCAATTAATATAAAGAAAGTGCAATATAGTTTCAGCCCTGGTAAAATAAGATATCAGGCGGACGCAGCATTAGAAAGATCATTTGGAGGCTCACTATGACAGTAGATTATAAGATAGACGCAATGTTTGAGCTCCGTAAATTTCTATGGAAAGAGCTAAAGGCTACAGAAATTTTTGATAAAAACGATTACTATTCAGATAATCTAAATGCTGAAATTATTCCTATAATTCCAGTTCAGCAGTCCCCAGAATTAGATCAATTCTTAAATGGCAAAAAGCATATAGTCTACGACAAGATCGGATTGTCATTTGAGGACATATGGCTGCTGGCATGTGAAAAGGTTTTATTTACAATATATTCAACTGACATATCAGATATATATGAAATCAGAAACTTGATGATGGACCTATTTAGAAGAATGGACGAGTCCGCAAGAGATGTCAACAATAGCTCAGATTCCACTAAATTAATATTCCATAGCATACATGTTGTAGAGACATCGCCAATCGAGCCTTCATCTGAGCTAAAGGGCTTCTTGTCGGCAGATGTGATTTTAGAGGTAAAATACTCAAGAACAACAGATGGCAGAGGAAGATTCAATTAGTTGCTTTTAGTCAACTTATCCAGTAAAATTGGACTTGAGGTAAAAAGCCTAGCCAGCTTTGATTAAGATTTAAAATGTAAGTCAATATATATATATGTTTATTTAACAGGAGGTTTTACAACATGGCACAAAATACAGGTAATGCTAGAAATATTCTCGTTGGTGCGTCACCGCTGTTTCTTTCAGTAACAGATATCACTAGCGCAGACTATGTTCCAGCAGCAGAAGCAGGCGTATTAAACGCTTGGGCTTCAGGAAAAAATAAGACTGTCCCAGCATTTGCTACAGGAGAATCTTACACAGATACTTTGAATGCTGTTGATACAGCTACATCACTTTCAGCTGCAACACCAAAGGAAACTAAGGGTGCATTTTATCGTAACGTAGGTTACACAAACAACGGTCTTCAGGTTACATACAACCCATCATACGGTTCAGTAACAGTAGATCAGCTTCTTGACTCAGCAAAGCTTTTCAAGGAGACAATGGAAGTTATGATCGCAACAGAAATGGCAGAAGGTACTCTTGAGAACGTTCTTGCTGTATTCGGTCAGCGTTCAGATACTTTAACATCAGCGGGAACAGGTACTTCTTCAACAAAGACACTTGGTCTAGCAGGTGGAGCTCTTGGCGAAGCGCCAACAGAGCGTCAGCTTATTGCAGTTGGTCAAGCACCAACATCTACAGCAGCGGCAGCAACTGAGCGTGTATATTATGCACGTCGTGTTCTTTCTGTACAACAGTCACAGTTCTCTTTGGCTCGTAACGCAGCATCAACATTCCCAGTAACATTCCGTTTGTTACCATCTGGTGACTCAGCTCACGCAGGTAAGGAATATGGTTTCATCGTAGACCGTGTTCTTTCAGCATAATTAATTTAATTAATTAATAGAGACCCCCTAAGAAATTAGGGGGTTTTCTATTGCTATGATATTTTCAATATGATACAATAATTAAGACACAATCCTAGGAGGATTAAATTGGCAACTACAGTATATGATGTTGAAGAAATTCAACTACAAAATGGCGCAACAGTTAAACTCAAGCCTTTAACAATTAAAGAGCTTCGTGAGTTTATGAAAGTCATTCAAAGAACACAAGAAGTAACATCAGAAGATGAGACATTAACAATTCTTATTGAGGCATGTGGAGTGGCACTAAAGAAGCAGCTTCCAGACCTAGTAGCAGATAAAGACGCATTTGAAGATACACTTGACGTTCCAACTATCAACCGCATTCTAGAAGTTTGCGGAGGAATTAAGATGGACGACCCAAACCAACTAGCGGCAGCAGTACTGGCTGGTCAGAACTAGATCTAGCCGCTTTAGAAGGGGAAGTTTTTCTTCTTGGTAATTGGATAAATTACGAACAACTAGAAGATAATCTTTCAATGCCAGAGTTAATCCAGACTTTTAAATCAATGCAAAAATCTGAGTCGGAGAAAAGAAAATTCTTAGCTTCAATTCAGGGTGTAGATTTAAATGAAAGCAGTAATCAAAATGAGGAGGGATCTTCCTTTGAAGATGTTAGAAGAAGAGCACTTGGTATAAATGCATCAGCAGATGATGTTGTTTCACTACAAGGTTCATTTGCCAGCGAAGCTGGTTTCGGCATTGGAGCAGGATTAGGATACTCTATAGAGTAATATAAGTATATGGCAGATAATTTAATCACCACCAATATTACCGCCAATGCAGACTTTACGAGCTTAAGAGCTCAGCTAGCTGCAGTTACTGCCCAACTCATAAAACTTCAAGAAACAACTGCTGGAACAAACGCAAAGCTTGCAAATCAAATTGCAGTAATGAACAAGTCGTTTGCAACTACCCTTGGCTCTACTGGTCAGTTTTCACAGCACTTTGTTTCTTTAACTTCAGACGTAGAAAAGTTTGGAAAGAATTTAGATCGTGGCCGTCTTAAATTAAGTGAGTACTATAACACTTGGAACGGCCACACTAAAAAATCAAGCAATTTAATTAGAGATCTTGCAAAGCAGCAGGTAATGCTTGAGCAGGCTATTATTCAGCCATTAGGTAAAAATGCACAGGGCTTAATGCAATACAACGTAATGGTTGCAAAAGGTCTTGATGAGATAAAAAACAAAACAGCTTTAGCTAGACAACAAGCTTCAATTATGAATAAGGTCATGCAAGACGGTGCGGGCCAACTAATTAACTGGGGTAAAAATACACAGTGGGCAGGTCGTCAGCTTACAGTAGGACTTACAGTCCCACTCATTGCCTTCGGAGCTGCAGCACAAAAAGCATTTAAAGAAGCAGACGCAGAGCTAGTAAGATTAACAAAAGTTTATGGCGGATTAGCCGCAACTTCATCTGAAGATTTAGCGCAAGTCAGAAAAGATGTAAAGGCTACTGCTAAAGAAATTGCTAGTTCCTACGGTGTAGCATATAAAGAAACAATTGCACTTGCAGCTGATTTAGCAGCCACTGGACAACAAGGAAATGAGTTAATTGCATCAACTCAGCAAACAACAAGACTTGCTGTTCTTGGTGAAGTTGACAGACAAGATGCAATGAAAGCAACTCTTGCAATTCAAAATGCATTCAAGCAAAATACAAATGAGCTAACACAATCAATTGACTTCCTTAACGCAGTTGAAAACCAGACTTCCACATCTCTTCAAGACCTAACTGAAGCAATTCCAAAAGCAGGTCCAGTTGTAAAATCACTTGGCGGAGACGTAAAAGATTTAGCTTTGTATTTAACTGCAATGAAAGAAGGCGGAGTAAACGCATCAGAAGGTGCTAACGCAATCAAATCAGCAATGGCATCTCTTATCAACCCTACAAAGGTTGCAAAAGAAATGTTTAACGGATTTGGAATAGATATTGATAAAATTGTAACCTCAAATGCTGGAAACCTAACAGCAACAATAGTAGATCTTCAGTCAGCGCTAGACAGTCTAGATCCTTTAAGCAAGTCAAGAGCTATTGAGCAATTGTTTGGTAAATTCCAGTACGCAAGAATGTCTGCGCTATTTGAAAACCTAGGAAAATCTGGATCGCAAACACTTCAGGTTATGGATTTAATGAAGGCAAGCACACAAGATCTTGCAGCAATTTCAGAGCGAGAATTAAAGATGATGACAGAGTCAGCATCAGGACAATTCAAGAGAGCCTGGGCTTCTGTTCAAGCAGACTTAGCCGCTGTTGGAGAACAGTTCTTAAGAATAAGCACAAAGGTATTAATTGTTGTAGATAAAATTATTCAATTTTTTCAAAATTTGCCAGGCCCAGTTAAAACATTCTTAAATGCTCTGGGCGGAATCACAGCAATTGCTGGACCAATAATCATGCTTACAGGTGTACTCGGAAACTTCCTAGGATACATCATTAAGGGTATATTTCATTTAAAGCAATTAGGTAAAGGCGGACAAAGCTTTAAATTTCTTACCCCTGAAATTATGGCAGCAGATGCTGCAGCAAAAGGTCTTGCAACATCATTCTATAGTGATACAGAAGCAACAATTGTTTTATCTAATGCTGTAAATACACTTTCAGAATCATTTGCTAACCTTGAAATGAAAGCAAATGCTGCAAAGGTTGCTGTTCAACCAGCGGTTGCAACTGTTGGTGGAAGCGCAGTAGCTCCAGGAGTTCTTGGACAAAGAGTAGTTGATAAAAACAATCCGCTAATTGGTTCACCTTATTCAAGAGATATGTCACATTTGATTCCATCTCAAATGCCACAAATGGGAACAATATTTGGAACAGTCCCAGGTGCTGGCCCAGTAAACGTTAGAGTTGGAAAAAATCCTCAAGCGTACATGGACCAAGATCTTCCAAAGATCCCTGGAGTCACATCAGTAAATAACACATCTACTGGAATTGTTGCAGCTGAAGCAGCAAAGTGGCATGCAATGACAGCAGCAATTGCAATGCAGTCAGAAGCAGAAATAAAAGTATTGAAAAAAGAAGTAATGGCAACGGGAACAATTACATCAAGCCTATCTGATTCTTATCAAGCATTGCTCCCAGAATTTTCTGAAATTACAAGTATGGCTGCACAAGAAACAGCTTTAATTGTTAAGCAGCTACAGCAAAGTAAAATAACAGCAGATGAAGCAAGAGCAAAAGTAATTCAGCTAAACGCAACAGTTGAAGCAATGCTTGCCGAAACAGCTCAAAAGATTGCAGCAGGACAAGGAAGAACTGTAGCCTTAACAACAGTTCCATTAACATCTCAACCTGTAGTAGACCCAATAACAGGTAAATCAAACATGAAAGAGATGTTCCACAAGGGAACAACAAAAGAAATTGCAGATAGAATTGCAAGAGCATTAGGTGGAGTCAGAACCTCTGGAGCGGGATACAATATTCAGACTACAAAGCCTCAGCAATTAAACGCAGGAGGAAGAGTATATGATCCATCAAGAGACGGCAACATCGTACCTGGAGACACATCAATTAACTATGATAATACTCCAGCAGTTTTGCAAGAAGGCGGCTATGTATTAAATCAAGGCGCTTCAAAAAATAATCCAGACCTAGTTAGTCTTGCAAAAAATTCCCGAAACTCTGGAGGAAAAATTGTACCAGCTGTAGTAACTCCAGGTGAGACTTACTTCCCTCCAGAAGTTGCTGAGACAATGATGCCTACACTTGAAAAGGCTAACAGAGGTTCAAAAATATCATTAAGAAATGTCGGCGGATATATAGGTGGTCTTGTAAAAAGATCAAAGAAGAACTACGGAATTAGCTTTGAAGATTCAGAGCAGATGCGTAGATATACTGAATATCATACGTCATCAAATTTTGACCAGTATGCAAAAGCGGCTTCAATTGCAAATGATGCAGAAGCACTAGTTGCTCTTGGGCTAAGCCCAGAAGAAGCTGTAAAGGAAGCAGATCGCTGGTTTGAAAAGAGATACAATAAAGCTTTAGAAAATAACAATGGAGTATTTAAGCAATCAGAATTTGATAAAGTTACACAAGAAAGCTATTCTGATTTACAAAAAGATTTAAAGAAAAGATACGGTATAACAAAACCTATCTCAAAAGAATGGCGCACACTTTCAAAGTCTGGAAGCCAGCAGATGAAGGCACAGCGCTGGAGATACACAAGTGGAAAAGTTGATTACACAGTAAGAAACAAAATATTTGATTTACTTGGAGAACCAGGGAAGAGATTAAAGAAAGAGGCTGCCTTTGCAAATCAAGAGCGAGCACACTACACATCTGGAAGCACACAAGCTAAATCTGGATTTAACTATTTAGGACAGGCAGTAATACAGCCTTGGGAAATTAATCAGCTTGCTCACGAGCTTTCAAGATATGGAGTTATACAAAATTCATTTTCTTTGTCATCTGCTGAGAATAAACAGCAGTTTGATAGAATTGCAAAAAATTTAGGATACTTAGATCACGATGACATGTTGGAAAGCTTAAAGGGCAAAAAGAGTTCTCCAGCAAAACCTCCTAGAGTATTTAAAGTTGAAAATGGAATGACAGCGCCATTGCGTAAAATGGTTTCTTCTTCACCTGCACAATTTAAAAATTACATGAGATTGCCAGCCGTAGCAAGAATGCTCACTTTAGCTGGAGCAAGACTTAATGCTGGAGGAGCAGTTGGTGGCTCAGTCCGTAAAGGAAAATATAATTACGGAAAACTTCCAGCATGGATAATCAGAAATGAAAAGATCAAAAACCTAGCCAACACTGATCCAGCACATGGTGTTTTACAAATTGGTAAATATCACCCAGCCTTGCATGTTAGAAATCAATATGTTGCTCCTTCTATTAGATATAAGAGTAACTATGAACCATTTACATGGGACAAAGGTCCTAATGCTGGTCAAACTTTCTATTCCCCAAGAAGAACTGGCGGAGCACCAGCATTTGAAACTGGAACAATAGAGACAAGAGCAAAAACTGCTCTATACAATTATATGCAGGGTGACTATCAAGCAATTAATGATCCAGCAGTTCAGGCATATCTTTCAACCATAAGAACTAAATTTACAGGAACACTTCATAGAGGAGTTAGAAACATATCTAGCCTTCCTCCTGTAATTAGTAATTTAATTAAAGAAGGCAGATGGGATGATCTTGTAGGCAAAGAGTTTATTATGCGTCGCTCATCATGGAGCACAAATAAAGATACTGCAGAAGGCTTTGGTCAAATTCAGCTTATTGCAAACGTAAAAAATAGAAATGCTGTGCCAGCATCTGAAATATTTCCAAACTTAACATTCCAATCTCCACAGGGACCAGTACCAGTAAACGAAAGTGAAGTTTACATGGGAGGTAAGTTTAGAGTTATTGGAGCTGATAAAAATAGATTAAAGCTACAAGCAATATATGATGCTGCTCGTGAAAATGGCGGACCAGTAAATGCTGGAAGACCTTATCTTGTTGGAGAAAAGGGTCCAGAAATCTTCGTTCCAAAAAATGCTGGAGGTGTAATTCCAGGATACAACATGGGCGGAATGGTAAAGTCAATGATGATGAGCTCACTTGGATACATGGGTGGTTCTGCGCTTGGAGGAATGACAGGCTTGCCAGGCGGAGCAATGATTGGCGGAATGCTTGGCTCAATGTTTGGAATGGGCGGAGGCTCATCTATGGGAAGAGCTCCAAGGCCACAAGCAGAAGGTCCATTAAGAGAAAATGGAATGTTTGCAAAAAATTTATCTGCAGAGCATTTTACAAAACCAATAGGTCCAGCAGGAAAACTTGCAGATAAGTTAAATCTGCTTGGATCATCAGGTGGAAGATTTTCTAGTGTTTTAACAAAAATAGGACCACTTCTTGCAAGACTTCCAATGGCATTTAATCCAGTTGGGGTTGCAATTGCAGCAGTAACAGCAGCTACAGTTCTTGGGGTTAAAAGATGGAAAGACCATAATGAACATTTAAGAATTGGAATGCTTCAATATAGCTTAACTGCAGAAGCAGCAAAAAAAGCTGGAGTAAAATTTACTGATTACAATACAAAGCTAGCAGATACCGTTACAAATATTCAAGCAATAAGAGAAAGAAATCAGCTTTTGTATGAAAGCATGGAGTCTGCTGGAATGCCAATAGAGATGACTATTGAGCAATATAAGAAATTGCGTAAAGAGGTTAAGTCATCTTATGCAGACCAAATTAAATTAATTAATCAAACAAAGGGACCAGGGGATACAAGAAAGCTTGCAGAAGATCTTAAGATTCAGTTAATGGCAGCAGGCATGTCAGCAGAAGATGCAACAAAGAAAATTTGGGCAATGTTTAAACTTTCTGAAAAAGCAAAAGACGCTGCAACATTTACATTAGGAAACTCTGGCTTTAATAACATAAAAGATGGTCAATCTGTAGCAGTAAGTGCAATATCCAGATACAGCGCTGCAGCAAAAGAAGGCGGACGTGAAGGCGCAGGCGCAGTACAAACTGGACTGACATCAATAGATGCTGGCATACAAGACATGATTGCTAGAAGCAAAAAAGCAGCCAAAGCAGACAAGTCTGGCAATACAAAAGTATTAACTGAATATCAGGCACAAGAAGCTATGCTTAATAAATTAAATTCTCTTGAGTCATCAAAAGCAAGATTAACAAAAGCAACAAGAGATGAAATGATTAAGCAAAACCCAGAACTTAAAAAGATTATTAATCCACTAGACACAATTGTAAGTCTATGGGGAAAGATGAATCTTGCAGCAAAAGGCTTTACAGGTAATTTAGAAGCTCTAGGTCCAAAAGCCGTTGAAACATTATCTAAGATTGCTGATGCTGTTTCTGAAGCAACAGCTTCCGCCAACAAGACTGGGTTATTAAAAGATCAATATGCAATGCTTGATAAATTAACTGCACAGCAAAAGGCCTTAATGAAGGCTGCAAAAGGACAAAGCGTAGCCCAACAAATAAGTACTAAGGACCAGCTTAAAGCTCTTCAAAAACAAATTGATGCAAATAATAAACTTGCAGATGCAAGATTAAAAGCTCTTGATGCTGCAAAGCAAGAGGGAGATATTGCAAGAGAAATTGCTAAAAAGCAAGCAGAATATGATTCTGCTTTAGCAACAGGTAATGCAGCTGCAGCACAACAAGCAAGCCTAGATATTCAAGGACTGCAATCAGATCAGCAATATCTTTCACAGAAAAAAGCAATTGAAGATGCGCTTAAATTACAAAATGCACCACTTGAAGCAAAAATAAAAGCAATTAACGAAGGTCAAGAAAAACTTTCTGACAGAGCAGCCCTAGCAGCCGAAAGTTTAGGAAAGATTAATGACAAGATAGCAACACAAAAACAAAAAATTGATGACGTTAATTCAGCAATGACAACATTTAGAATAAATGCAATCGCAGCTGGCAAAACTCTTGAAGAGTATGCTTTGACCAAAGAAGGAAAACAAGATGCTGCAGCAGTTGTAGGTACTTCAAAAACAGCGGGAATAAAAGTTCCTGCCAGCAGCGGAGGTCAGTATGTAGGAAGTACGTTTGTTCCAAATACAAAGAATGTTGGGTCACAAGCACTAGACCTGATTACTAAAACTGAAGATGCAGTAACTTCAGCTCTTACTTCAAAAGGCATTCAAATGGGCAGCGGAGACATCTACATTGTTGGAAAAGACGGAAAGAAAACAAAAGTTGATGCAACTTCATATCAAGATGGTAAAAAATCTAATGCAGGTATAAACAGATCTACGGTAAATGGTAAAGAAAAGTTGTCTGTTCAAGCTTTGCAATTAGTTGCAGAAAAAATACCTACAAAGCAGGGAACAGAATTTTTTATTAAAGATACAAAGTACAAGATTACTGGGCCAGCTAACACCAATGGTATGCTACCAATTGAAAAAGCTGGATACGGAACAATGAATCTAAATCCAAGAATTCCTACAATTGTTGGAGACAGAGGCCCAGAGCTAGCATTTGGCGGAATGATTATCCCTAATATGGCTAAGGTGCCATTCTCTTCTGCAAGATATGATGTCAATAAAGCAAATCTTAGATTTGAGCCAATGCGTGATAATTCATGTGGAAGCGTAATTAACCTTACTCAAAATATTTATCCTTCAGACGGAATGAATACAGATGCATTTGTAAGACAGGTCGTTCAGCAAACAAAACAAGCTATTGGACAAGATACAAAGTTAAATGCTAAAATGGTAGGAAATTCAATGAATGTGAGTATTAAATCATGACGTTAACACTACCAGTAGGTTCGGCTTTATTTATACAAGATACTAATGGAACTTGGCAAAAGTTAACTGAGCATAACAGATCACCCATATCTTTTGATACTCAAAGAATTGAAAGAACATCTAGGATGTCAAACGGAAGTCTTAGAAAAGTATTTGTAGCAGATAAGAAATCTTTGTCCACTTCATGGACCATGGTACCTTCATATAATTCAATGACTGTAGACGGCGGTTGGGGAGCTGAAGATTTAAAATCATTTTATTTAAGTGCAAAAGGTCAAGGTACATTTAATGTTAGAATATCCTATAATCTATCTAGAACTGAAGATTTTATTGCTACATTTACCTCATGCTCATTTAGTATTATAAAAAGAAATGTTAAGGCTAGCTCATCTGACACGCCACAGCTTTTTTGGGATGTATCTATTTCATTGGAAGAAGTATAATGTTAACTGCATCTTCTAACGTATTAAACGCAATAAATAAATCAACAAGCATTTTAATTACAAATGGATGCCTGCTTGAATATAATATGAATGATATTATCCAGGGTACCTCTGTAACGGCCCCAGAGGGGGTTTTGACGGCCTCTTTAACAGCTCCTGCAGATCAGGGAGGGTATACCTATAAACCCTTTGAAAAGTTATTTCCACTAAAAAGCATAATTGATCCAAGAAGACCCAAATCCGCTGGAATTCAGTACATGATTGCTGGAGATCCAAGCGTAGCAACAACATTATCAAGCGGGGTAGGCTCAAGAGATACATATGCTTCATCTAAAGAATTTTCTAAAAGGCTTTATTTTTCAAGTATAAAAACGGCATATAAATATTGGGTAACCCCAAAAGCATCAGGAAACTCATTATCAAATTGCATTTTATCATTAACATATCCTGCAGCAAAAAAAGCAGTATCAAATAAAATAACTATTAAGTTTGAAGTATCTCATTCAAAGCCAACTTCTTGGAATGTAAAACTAGTTAATTTAACTGGTGCAGAGTCTACTATATATACAGGAACAACTTGCCCAGATTCTGGTATTGTAAATATTTACTACAATGGATCTGCATGGACAGAAACAGAGCCATCATCACCCGCAGTTGGAGTTGATTTAAGTGGTTTAAAGCTACAAGTAAACTCAATAAGCACATCTGGCGGATACCTTGGAGTAATAGAGATGTCTGCAAGGTATGTTGTAGATGTTACACAAAGATTAGAATCATTTACTATATCTCAAAGTGCATCAGATTCTGTAGATGGAATCGTTCCCGTAGGCTCGGTAACTGCAAACTCAATTTCTCTTAACTTGAATTCATATGATAGAGTTTGTGAAAATTATGATAAAGCAATGGTTTTTGATAAAAACAAAATCAATTTATACAAAAATGTTATTGTAAAGCCATACGTAACTATTGAGTCAGAAAAAATAAACTTAGGAGTTTATTACTTAGACTCATCAGATCTAAGCGAATTTGGAGACGTATCAATTACAGCTCTAGACGGAGCTAAAGAATTGCAGTTTATAAAGCCACCAGATACTGTAACAAAAGATATGTCTTCTGTTGCAATAATAAGAAGATTGCTTGACTCAGTTGGATTTACAAACTATAAATTCAATGTTTCTGAAACAGATACAGCAACAATAACCCCAGCCTACTGGTATACAGATCCAAATAAAACTGTATGGGAGCATATTCAAGATCTATGCAAAGATACTCAAATGGTTGCTGTGTTTGATCACAATGACATTCTACAATTTTATCCAAGAGATTACATATTTGCAAAAAACAAATCTCCACAGATATCATTTAGGTATAATGCAAAATCAGACAAGCTTGCAAACATAGCATCTTTGTCAGTAGAAACTGTTCCATCTGCAAAAGCAGTCAAAGTTTTATACAGCCCACAACTTAGCTCGTCTTATGACATTAGCTCAAAAGATATTTTATACAGCTCACCAGTTGTTTCACTTGGAGCAGCAGCATTAACAAGAGACCTTTTGCCGAGCTCTCCAGCAGAAGGAACTTTAGGAACCGAAGATTACGCACCCCTTGGTGTGGTTTATTTAGAACCAGTTGTAGTAAGTGGACAAGAAAAGCAGTTATATTCTTACGGCGGATACCTTGTTGTTGAAAAAGAAATTATTGAGTACGACGCAATACAATATCAGTATCAAGACATAAATGATTCATCTGTTAAATACAAATGGATGAAGTCTGAATCTGATGTTCAAAAAAGTCAAGGTCTTTCAAAGCCAAATACATTTAAGCCTACAGGTAAATATAGAATAAAAGCTAGAAATGTTTTTAATGTTGTTTCTAGCACAGATACAGCTTCATTAACCCATACTGTAAATACAGACACGCTAGCAGCAGAATGGGAAGGCAAGAAATGGGACAGCGCAGCTGGAACAATTACATCAGACCAATCTGTTTTTACATTAAAAGAGGTTGTTGCATCGACTGGAAACAATTTATTTAACCCTATCCCAAAATCTATGATGACTTTATTTGCACCTAATTCAACTACAGTTGTAAATCCAGATAAAACTTTGCCCAATTCTTACAAGCCAAATACAGTTTATTCAATGGCAACAACTAATGCAAAATATTTAAGCGGGGAAAGTTTTGTAATAGGAACCAATATGTACTTCCCGCTAGTCAAAGATCCAAAAACTCAGCAGGGAACAGGAGAGCAAAGAGTAACCTCTGGTTTAGCATTCTCTTTAAGCTCAGACAACAGAAGCGGATATTTACTTACAGTATCAACGTCACAAAATTCTAACGGGGAAAAGAATTACAGAGATGTAAATTTTTATAAAATAGTTGATGGAAAGCCTGTATCAATGACAAATTCTCAAAAAGATACAGACGGAACAATTATTACAAATATAAATGGCGGTCAACTCTACAGAATAGATATTCGTGCAAACTACTCCAAGCCTGCTGGGGGAACAACTAAAGTTCTTGCTCTTAAGATTTTAATTAATAACAAAACATTCGTTGTTGTTGATTCTAACCCTTTAAATATAACAGAGAAGATTGGCCTACTATCTCTTCAAGGTATATCAGCTTTTGATTATGTATACTCATCTTCAATAAGCTCAGCAAACTTTTTAGCCAATAATAGCTTTAATTTATATAAAGGATTTTTAGGCGGAGAGTCTTCTGTAGTTAAAAATTTCGGAGATTTTATTTTTGATCAAGGCAAAAAAATAGAGAGCCCTTCATGGATAAAAGAATTTGGGCCAGTAGCTAGAGAACTTAAAAGAATACAGACTAGATATACTACCCCAGGTTTTCCAAAATACTCTCAGCTTGTAAATAATCCAGACGTTACAATAGTTGGAGAATCAATAGACTCATTCACTATGGATATATTTGCAATGAATAATAGTGGTGCATTTGCCTCCCTAGCAAACGGAGAAGAAAAAACATTTACTGTTGTGGGAGACTTTATTGTTCCTTCAGATCCCTTTGAATATATTGATCCAGATTTAACAGACGTAGACAAACAAGAACAAGTAGGCTTCGAGTCTACCTGGATACAAAGAGAAACAGAAGCTAGGGATTTAGCAAAATGGATGACCGAGCAATGGTCTAAGCAGCAAAGAGTTGTCTCTCTTGAAACATTTATAAACCCATTAATTCAAATAGGAGATATAGTTGAGATTTCTTATCCAGAAAACAAAATATATTCATCTGAAGACACATCAATACCTTCAGGGTATTCAGCAAGTAAGTTTGTAGTGCTATCTTTAGACACAACTTATGACAATCAATCTTCCCCAACAACAAGAATAACCTGCAGATCGATTTATACTGGATGAAATGGTAGAATGTAAATATGAGTAATATTAAGCAGCCAGCGTCAAAAACAGCAAAGCCACAAAAGCTTCTGCTGTTTCCTGGAGACCCATTAATAAAAACATTAAAGCCAGACTATTATGTAATTGTTGACCCATCAACATTAGAAGAAATAGGCGTATCTGGAATAGAAAATACAGACGAACAAACAATTGTTGAAGACGATGATTCAGCTGTGGAAGAAGAATTTTATAGTGGTTTAGAAGCACCAAATTTAGAAGACATAACCTTGATAAGTAAAAAGATGGTTACAGACGACAATAAAAATCAATATGTTGAATTTGTTTTTAATATTAAAAATCACGTAGGCGATAAAGTGGTAGGGGTAACTGGATATGGACAATAATTTAAATGCAACTGGAGAATATTTTTTCTATGAAGATGGAAAAGAAATATATCGCAGTAAAAATATTTTAACTAAGTTTGGTAAAAGATACATTACTCAATATCTTGCAGGAAAATCTACTTCTAATTTAAAAGACATAGCGCTGGGAGTTGGCTCAACAGCAGCAACAATAAATGATACTCAGCTTGAATTTGAGTTTTATAAATCAGTTGTAAACATGAGCAGCGTAGATATACAGACTAGCCAGCTAACTGGAGAAAGCACATACGGAATAGTTTATAAGTCAACAGTTCCAGTAGACGTAGCTGGAGTTATAAGCGAGGTTGGCTTATTCCCTTCAGTGACATTTGGTAGTACAGACTATGCAGGAAATTCAATATCAACTTTTGAAAATAATCAAGAATGGTACGATTCAAATAAAGAATTTGCACAAGCTCTGACATCTCCTGAGCCAAAAATTGGAACCTACTATATTTCAATTGGTGCAGCATCTTCACAATCTAAAAATTATTTTTATAATTTTAACCTAGACATTTCTGGGTATAGTTCAAATGACAGCCTAACATTGGCATACTACCAGTCTGATTTAAATTTAGACTATGTGTTTGTAAGAACATACGATTCAAATGACAGATATTATGAAATTAGGTATCCCTCAAATAATTCAATAGGATATAAGATAAACTCTTTAACTTTAAATAATTTATATACTAGTGGATACGGAAATGGAACACCCGATAATCAGTCTATTGTTAAAATATCAGTAGGGGTTAAAGCAAAGTCTTCGGGCTCAACAAATGTTTTATTTGATGGCTTAAGAATTAATGATGAAGATGCGTTTAGATCTGACTACGGACTAATAAGCAGATCAGTTTTATCTACACCGATTGTAAAAACTTTGGGAAAGCAAATGGACATAGAGTATAGGTTAGGAATAAGCTTCTAATGCCACGCTATGATAGAGATGAAGTTGGCGCAAGTTTTCCTGCTGATTTAGAAAAAACAAATACTGCTTCAGCAGCTACTGCTGCAAAAACATCTCCAGGTTCATACGAAGTAAAGCTTAAGCTCCCATTAACAAGAGCTGCAAAAGTATTTTCTTTTTGGTTTACTTATTTATACCAAAACCCAGAAACAAAAATTGTTACAGAAGGCCCAAGATCCCCAACAGTTCAGCATGGGTTTGATGTTCCCAACCTAACTAAACCAGTACTTAATTTAACTTTAACCGCAGGGTTTAAATCTTACGGTGTTAAATTTGATGTAGACCCAACAAGCGTTCAAGAAGATGTTGTTATATTTGAAAGCTTAACGGGAGCATTCGCAGGAGAACAATACATAGTTTACGTAGGAACATCTACCAACATAACTATTAATACATCAGATTTTGCACCTAGATGGGTTAGGGTTAGAGTTAGAGATAAATGGCTAACTGCAAATAATTCAGAAGCAACCGCTGGCCCAGTCACTCCAAGAAATGCTGATCCAGACACTTCGACTCCTCCTTCAGCGCCACAATCTGCTTCAGTAACTGGATCTATAGATTCAAACGACAAGAGTGGTTTTAGTGCAAAGCTCACAGCTTCATGGACAGCAAACTCAGATAATAACACTTCTGGGTATGTAATAAGATGGACAACTCAAAATCCAGCAACAACACCGAATCCTTTATGGGAGTACGGACAAGTTGATGGTAAAGCAACAACAACTTTTGATATAACTGGACTTATCCCTAACACACTTTACTATTGGCAAGTCACAGCAAAGAGTCCTTACAATGCACTTACTTGGATTGGTGCCCAGTCTGGAACAGTAGGACCAATTATTGACGCAAATGCTCCAGCAGATGCTTTTGCACAATTAAGATCAATTATTTCAATAGGCGGAAAAACAGCAGACCTGTTTAAAATAGGAACAGGAATATCTCAATCTATAAATACATCTACAACAATAACTCCATCACAAACTTCAGGTAACTATAGCGGAATTATTCTTAATAAATCCACAACGAACTTCGGACACAACTACTGGCTGAATACAGGACAATTTAGAGTAGGCAGTGCAACAAACTTTTTATATTGGGACGGATCAGATTTATATACAACAGGTAAAATAAATGCAACTGGTGGGTCTTTTAGCGGAGACGTTCAAATATCAACAGGATCTTTGTATGCTGGAGCACAACCAAATACTGGTGCAAGAGTAAGGTTAAATAGCGCAGGCTTATTCGCATATGACTCAAGCAACAACCAAACCGTAGCTATCACACAATCAGATGGAAAGATCGATGCTCGTCAAGGATATATAGGCGGATGGACAATTAATGGAACCGCACAGACCACAGGAACTATTTCTAAAAATGGAACCATACTAGACAGCAACGGTAATATAACTTTAGGAGATACAACAGGAACATTACCGTCAATTGTTAGATTAAGCTCAACAGATTCAACATACAGACTATGGGTAGGATCTCAATCCCCATCAACTGCAGCATTTAAAGTAGACTTAAACGGAAAGCTTTACGCAACTGGCGCAGTAATTGATGGAACCGCATCGATTGCTGGAACAGTAACAATTGGTGGAACTACAGCGTCAACAGTTGTGTCAAATGCATCAACAGCAGTATCTACTGCAAACACTGCATCTTCTAATGCAAGCAATGCAGTGGCTAACGCACAAGCAGCTGCAACAGAAGCTAATACTGCTAAAGTAGCTGCTGCGGCAGCAAAAGCTATTGCAGATGCAGCATTGCCATCAACAAGTTTTAACAGAGACGCTATTGTAAATAGCATTAACAGCGCAACAACTACAACTACAATTAATGGCGGAAAAATAACCACGGGAACAATATCTTCAAATGCAGTTGTTTCTGATTTTATTTCTGCATTTTCTATCAATGCCGACAAGATTACTACTGGAACTATAACTGGAGTAACTGGAAACTTTACATCTGGTCGAGTAGGAGGATTTGATTTAGGCACTGGAGATTTAACTGGAAGACTTTCAGTTTTACCAAGAATTATATTCGGAACTAAAGTTCTTATTGGATGGAACGGCGGAAGCGACTACACAATATCCGCTGGTAACCCATACACTGACGCTGGGCAATCATTTTTTATTAACACACAGACAAACGTATTTAGATTTGCAGCAGACTCTGCATCTAGAGCATACGCAGCGGAAATTAGAAATGATGTTAGAGCAAGAGATTTTAGATACATTAGATCTCTTGTGAATGATAGCTCATCAAGAAGGTTTAAGGAAAATATTACATATGCTCCTAAATCCTACTATGATAAAATTCTTAATATTACCCCAGCATTTTACACATATATTAATAACCACCCAGAAACTGATTCTGCTTTATGGGGAACACATTCATTCGGTCCAATTGCAGAAGATCTAGAAGATGCTGGCTTAGGTTTATTTGTTCAAAGAAATTTAAATGGAGAGCCTACTGCCCTTCAAAACGAACATAAGCTGGCATTTCTTTTAATACCAATAATTAGAGACCTCAAAGAAACCATACAAAATATGGATCAAAGAATACTAGAACTGGAGAATAAAAATGTTTAAGTTTTTTTGCTCAATATGTATAGACGATAAAGAGCTTTATGCAGAATCATTAGATAAAGATAACGCATATGCAACTTGCCCAGACTGTGGAGCAGCGCTAAAAGAAGGCTTTTCAAGACACAACGATATTACCGAAGAAGAAATGACTACAGAGTCATATCTTTCTAAGAATGGGCTAGACACAAATACCCCATAATGGTATACTGTAAATCTATCAAGGAGATATAATGGATAAAGCAGAATTAGTAATACAAGCACTGCAGCAAAGAATTGGCGAAGTTGTCTCACAGTATGAAACTCATATTGCAGTTCTCCGTGCAGAAATTACACAATTAGTAGAACAAATTAAAAATCAGGAAGCTACACCAGAAACACAGGAGTAAAAATGGCAGACTTAAAATCAAAGAACATTAATGCTGGTGACCCAGTAACGGCGGAGCTTATTAATAACATTATATTAGATTTAAATGAAATTAATAAAGGCTCTACAATTTCTACGATTACTCTTGCAAACACAACTGCATCAGGATCATCTACAACCGTATCCAGCACAGTTCAGGCTGTTGGCCCACAGATAGTATCGATGTCTGGAGGATCAACTATTACTGAAAGAGAGTTTAAATTTGCTAAGCCATTTGCAGAAGCTCCAAAATGTTGGGTTCAAATTTATACAGAGGGTCTAGATCAACCAACATTTGCACAGTCTCAAGTTTTCCCACAGGTAACTTTAGTTACAACAACATCTGCAAAGGTAAAGTTTAGAACATCAACTTCAACTAAATTAAAGGTTGTTCTTTTTGCTACAGGAGTTTTAGCCTAAACTATTGACAAGTCATAACCATATGTTACAATTACTGTAACATCAAAGTCACGTATCCGTGACTTTTTTCGTATAAAGGTAAATAATGAGTAACGATTTAAAGTGGATGTTATCATCCGACCAGCAGTTTCCGTATCAGGATGATAAGATGATCGCCCTATGGTTTAAAGTAATGAAATGGTTTAAGCCAGATGTTGTTGACTATTTGGGAGACACTGACGATCAGGCATGCTATAGCAAGTACACAGAAGGTCGTTCAGCTGAGTTTTTAAACTATCATAAAAGCGATAGCAAGGATCTAATTATTCCTATGATGCGCCACGAAGCAAAAGGTGCAAGAGATTTCTATGCAAAGACAAGAGAGATGTTGCCAGATGCACAACTTTTTTCAGCCCTAGGAAATCATGACATTAGGGTATTTAATTATGTTGATGCAAAGCTTCCAGATTATATTTCTGAGGTAACACCAGAAGCATTGTGGAGTCTAGATTCTTTAGGTTATGATTACATTTATTATGACGAACTTCCTAAGCGTCGCTTTGGAGACATACATGTACACCACGGACTTTCAATTGCAGCCACTGGATCAGCAAGAAAAGATATGGAAGACATGCAGATATCATTAATTCGTGGACACTCTCACAGAATTGCATCGCATATGGTAACATATGAGCTTAGAAACAATGGTCAAGGAGAAACACTTCGTGGCTATGAGATTGGTCACATGTGTGACGAAAAGGGTCCAGGAATGAAGTATACACAGCACCACGATTGGCAAAAGGGATTTGCAGTGGCACATATTGTAAATGATTATCCTCATATTCAAATGATTCACGTTTCGCCAGATTACTCTTGCGTTGTAGACGGAAAGTTGTTTGCTTTATAATGTGGTGCAGTAAATGTAAAGGAAGAGTTTTTGTAGATAGAGTATTCTCACAAAAACTACATATGGAATTATTCTGTATCATGTGCGGCAAACGCTGGATGTGCAATAAAGAAACGAGTGCTTTCGGAAAATGGCTGGATCAAAAAGAAATGGCAAATCAAAAAGCTTACGGTATTTCTTCTTAAACGAAAAAATACATAAGGTTTTAAGGTCATCCAGATCAAAAGATGAATTGGTTGCCTGGTGCTATCCAGACAGAAAGCGTGTAATGTATTCTTATTCGCAGGTAAAGAAATATATGGAAAACGCATACACAATTGTTGAAGTTTCTAGTATGTTAAATAAGCATAGAGTAACCATACAAGATTATATTTTAGAGGGTAAGGTTATGACGCCAGCCAAGATATATCCAATAGGTGAGCCAGACAGTAAGTCTTGGTCAAAATATATGTTTAATGAAAAAAATATATTTGACATACACGAACATATATTAGATTCAGGACACTCAGGAGAACTTCCATCTAAAGCAGAATTAAAGGGGCTTCTCAAAAATAACTTTATATTGTATACTAAAACAGAAGAAGGAAAATTTATTCCAGTGTGGAAGGCGGAATAGTGGCAAGTAATAGAATCGTGATCTGTACAGAATGTTCAAAAGAGCTAGAAGTCAGATCAGGTTTTGCACACATGACATTATCTAATCATATAAAGAAGGAGCACAAGTGACAACAAAGGTTAAGGTTGACTTATCTTTTACACGAAATCTAGGTAACTATGAAAGCATAAAGATTGGCATAGGTATTGAAGATGACGTTAGGCAGGGTGAGACAGTTGATGCTGCAACCGAAAGAGTTTATGCTTTTGTTGAAAATAAACTGATTCAAAAAACTCAAGAAGTAGAAGAAGAGTTAAAGAGTGGCAAATAACAAAGAGCCATATATCTTGCTTACAATGTATCAAAATTTATATAAAGATAAATATGGCAAGCCTGTAACCATAAATAAGTTTCGTGAAAAATGGGCTATGCAAGATGTAATAGATAGTGTAGGATTTAATCGTGCAAAAGAATTGCTAGAGTACTACTTTGGGTTAACAAAAAATGGACACCCACTTCAGTTTTTCTTTTATAACTTTGACAAAATGGATGAGCTAAAAAAAGAGATTGAAAAAGATAAAGAAAAACGTCGTTTGTTACTGGAAGAAACGAAGAAAATGGTAGAGCAAGGCGGAATAGAATGAATACAGAAGCTACATTAATTTCTGCTGTTTGTAAAAACAAAGATATCAGCACACTATTAGCAGATAACGTAGATGATTTATTTACCTCTCATAAAGACATTTGGGAAGGGCTTAAGTCATACTATTATAAATTTAAAGCGGTTCCAGAGGTAGGAATTCTTCAAGAAAAGTTTAAAGACTTTGAGCCAGTAGATACGAAAGCAGAGACGGGCTACTACCTAGATACATTAAAGAATGAATTTTTATCTGCAAAACTAAAGAATATACTTTTAAAGAGTGGGTCTGCATTAAAAGAAGATGCTGCCTCTAGAGTTCTTGAGCAAATGCAAAGCCAGCTAGCTGGTCTAAGTAGATTTACAAACAATGTGCGAGACTTAGATATTACAGATGCAGATGCAGCAATTAGGCATATGGAGTTGTTACGTGTTAGGTCTGCCGAAATGGGAGGATCTCCAGGCATCAAGACAGGCTTTGAGGCTATTGATTTAGCATATCCAACAGGTATGGCTCCAGGCCACCTGATTGTTGCTATTGGTTGGCCAGGACGTGGTAAGACATGGTTTACCTCATACCTTGCATGTAAAGCATGGGAGCAAGGATTTAAGCCAATGATTGTTTCTCTTGAAATGTCTCCAGAAAATATGCGTGACCGTATTTACACCATGCTAGGCTCTGGATTATTTAAGGCTTCTGATTTTTCAAAGGGCAATATTAATATAGATGATTTTCGTTCTTGGTCACAGAAGAAGTTTGAAAATAAAAACAGCTTTATTTTAATTTCAAATGAAGGAAATACTGAAGTTACTCCAGCAACTATTCAGGGTAAAATAGATCAGCATAAGCCAGACTTGGTTATTCTTGATTACCACCAGCTATTTAATGATAACAAGCGAAGCAATTCTGAAGTTGAGCGTAACCGAAATGTTTCTCGTGAATTTAAGATGCTAGCGGTATCTAATAATATTCCAATTATTGATATTACAGCAGCAACTGCAGACGATGTTTCAGACCAAGATAACCCACCAATGATGTCTCAAGTTGCCTGGTCAAAGGCAATTGAGTATGATGCAGACATGGCTATGGCTGTACATAGATACCCAGGGACAAATATGATTGAGGTTGTGTCACGCAAGAATCGACATGGACACGACTTTGGTTTATACTTAGATTGGGATATCAACAGGGGTATCGTCAAAGAAATTTATGAGAATCCATTCCAAAATAATGAATCACAAACCAATCAAAAGATTTCAAATTAGAGTTGAATTTCTAGACGACTCTGATATTATTCGAATTAAGCATCAATACGAAAGTATGCTTACGCATCAGATGAGAGATAAAGGATATCTTAGGGTACTTGACATAGATACCAACTTTTCGGTAGAATTTGACGGTACAACATGGGTGTTCTTAATGACACTCTATGGAACATATGTGGGAAAGAAGAAGTCATGGCAATCAGAAGCAATTACGCAAGGAAAGCTGATCCCACGCACTACGCTATCTCGCAAGTAAAAGCAATTGTAAAAGCTTTAGGTCTTCATGAAACTTCAGAAGCAAATAATAATTTACTTCTATATTGTCCTTTTCATTCCAATAGACATACTGCAAGCTTTAGCATTAGCTGCGAAAATGGAGCATGGCTATGCTATAACCCAGCATGCGGAGAGTCTGGTAATTTAGTTGAGCTTGTTAAAAGAATACTACACAAAAATGATTTTGAAGCAATGAGGTTTATTGCAGCTAAGCAAAACGAAACTCTAGAAAATTTTGATGAACTTCTTGAAGGCATAATGGAAGATAAGCCAGAATTTGAAAAGTTTCCTGAAGAAACTCTTGTAAAGCTTTCTAATGAGTTAGCTTCGACACAAGAAGGAAAAGATTATTTTAAGTCTAGAGGCATAGAGCAGCAATCAATTATTGATTTTAATTTAGGCTACTCTAAAAATATGGGAATGGTAACTGTCCCAGTGCATAGCCCAGACGGAGTTGCTATTGGAATTGTCGGTAGATCAATCGAAGGAAAGTCATTTAAAAATAGTACAAATTTACCTAAAAGCAAAACAATGTTTAATATACATCGTGCTAAAAAAATTGGCAGCAATGTAATAGTAGTTGAGTCTAGCTTTGATGCGATACGTGTTCACCAGGCTGGATTTCCAAATGTTGTAGCAACACTTGGAGGATCTTTGTCGTCAGAGCAGCAAAGGCTCCTAAATAAATATTTTAGCACAATCGTTATAATGACTGATGCTGATGAGGCTGGTCGTGAGCTTGGACTAAGTATTGCAAATAGATTAAATGCAAAAGATATCTTGTGGGCTTCTTATGATTATGGTAAGATATACCCTCATGACGCAAAAGATGTAGGAGATATGACAGAAGAAGAGATACAGAAATGTATTAAAAATTCTGTATCTCATATTGAATATGTCAGTTGGTAATGCTATACTAATAATACAGATGGATCTATACCATCGATTATATAAATAAGGAGATACAATGGGTATCGTTAAAGGACTAAAAGACCTAAATAAGGTTATGGATGCACCGCAACACTCAGGCGGAGACGGAGTGAAAGCACGTTGGGCAAAGCTAGAAGATGCAGAAAGCGTAAAGGTTCGTTTTCTTCAAGAGCTTGATCCAGATTCACCAACATACAACGAAAAAGCTGGACTTGGTTTTATTGCAGTAGAACACACCAATCCAAAAGACTATCGTCGCAAGGCACTTTGCACAATGGAAGATCAAGGCAAATGTTACGGTTGCGAACAACACAGAAAAGATTACAAGGCAGGATGGAAGGGTCGTTCAAGACTTTACATCAATGTACTAATTGATGATGGAAAAGAAGATCCATATGTTGCAATTCTTTCACAGGGTTCAAGCGGAAAAACAATTACGCCAACTTTAATTGAATATGCAGGAGAAATGGGATCAATCACAAATCTAATGTGGCGTGTTAAGCGTTCAGGAACAAAGACTGATACAAGCTACACAATTATTCCACTTGCAAAAGATGAATCACCATTTGATTCATCATCACTTGAACTGTACGATTTAGAAACAACTGCAGTTCGTAATCTACCATACACTGAGCAAGAATCATTCTTCGCTGGTGAAGGCGCACAAACAGAAGAAGCATCTTCTTCAAGCAGCAGCGTAGACTGGTAACAATTAAATATCAGGGGCAGTCTATTGACTGCCCCTGTATTATTTAGTAGAATAGCATAATGATCTCATACGAAATACCTGACCCATTTGCTACATTTGTGGCACACAAGTATGCCAATTTTAAGGGCATGGTCTATGACTACTTTGCTAGAGAATGGCATTTAAAAACTGCTTGCTGTGGGGAAGAACTTTATGCCCCTAATAAAAAGACTATGACTAAGATCAGACTTTATCATACTCGCAATGAATGTATGGGTGGATACTAAATGATATTAAGCGATAATGCAGTCAAGAAGGTGGCAGAGCTAATTAAAGAGTCTCAGATAAGCACACCTGGAAGACAACAATTTTTAAGAATATCTGTTCAACCTGGGGGATGCTCAGGACTTAGATATCAAACCTACTTTGACTATGAAGAAAAAGAAGGGGATGTAATATATCCTTTTGAAGGCTTTGATCTTAGATTAGATAGAATGTCGGATCCTTATTTACAGGGTTCAAACTTAGATTTTGTAGACACAATAGAGAAGCAAGGCTTTACGATAGATAACCCTAATGCACAAGGCTCATGCGCTTGTGGGGATAGTTTTCACTAATGAATGATATATTCTGGTATAAGATTAAACTAAGAGAAGCAGTATCAACTACTGGTATGGAAAATGGCTGGAATGATGAGAAATGCAAAGAAGTCTTTGATAGCCTTATGAATAAATATTTAGTGTCTAGGGGTCTTGAATGAGTTTTACACACCTACATGTTCACTCCTATTATTCATTAATGGATGGACTAAATTCACCTAAAGAATTATGCCAAGCAGCGTTAGATGCTGGGCAAACTGCGATTGCAATTACAGACCATGGTACTCTCTCTTCACACAGAGATATGCAAATTGCCGCAAAGGAAACTGGCATTAAGCCAATTCTTGGTGTTGAGG